CGGCGCTGCAGCGTCTCGGACCAGTACGTACGCATCAAGATCAACCCTCGCTCGGTGTGGACACGGTCCAGTGGTCCAGTAGGTCACCCAGCAGCGCCCCGTGGACCTCCCGCGGGCCGAGCTGCTCACCCCACCCGTCGCCGCGCTCGGCGATCAGCAGGTAGCCGCTGTCTGGGTGCCTGGAGTACCGGCGCCAGCCCAGCTCGGGCCTGCCGGGGTGGACCATCAGGACCACCAGTCCGGCGTCGAGCCGGTCGCGAAGATCCTTGGCGGTCTGGGTGGTGGTGGCGTTCATCAAGATCATCCCTTTCGGTGGTGGTAGTGGGTGGTGGGTGTCAGTGTGGCCGACGGCCCGGTCAGCGGAGCTGGTCCTCGGTGACGTGGTAGCCGCTCCACTCGCCACCGACGCTCATGATCCAGCGGGTCTTACAGCCCGGGGTCGCGTCCTCCTCCCAGGTCACAGCCTCGTCGGGGTACGGCTCGTCGCGGTACTCGGCCCGCTTCCGGGCGGCTGCCTGCGCAGCCGGACGCTCCCGGAAGGCCCCGAGATAGCTGCTGTTGTAGAACAGCGTGTAGATGGTCATAGCGTTCCTGTCCTCTCTCGGTCCTGCATCCACCGGCACAGCCAGCGACGCTGCTCTTTCATCCACATGGTCCGCAAGCGGTGCGGGTATAGCGGCGACGACTCGCGGCCACGCCCAGACCGTGACCTTGCCGTGCCGCGCGGCTTCCCCCGGTTACCCGGGTCCGCTGGGCGCTGGCTGTGCTGGAGGCTGCAGGACCCTGCGTCCTGCATCCTCCTAGCTGGCGCGGGTGTAGGGCTCATTGATGGGGGCGACTTCGGCCTATCCCCGGTTCCCGCTGAGCCAGTCCGGGGAGCACATCGCCGGTTAACGGGTCAGCCGCGCCAGCTAGGAGGCTGCAGGTCCTCCTTCCTTCTCCTCCCGGTTCCGGCTTCCGCTCCCCTTTCGGATCTTCGCGGCCCTGTGGTTTCTCCTGAGCTTCTGGCTTCTCTTTTCTCTTGTATCTACAGCTTAGCTCACCATGTAGCTACTGACAAGCCTGAGGGGTCATACTTTCGGTCAGTCATGTAGCTACGTTCAGGCGATGCCGTATACCAGCTACGTAGCTACACTTGAGGCATGACCGAGACCTACTACCGGCTCCACACCAACCCGGACGCGCCGACGTTCTCCCCCGAGAACGCCTGGTCCGCCCCGTGGGGCGCCGAGTGGAACCAGGACGGCACTAAGACCCGCTGCACCCGCTGCCTGCCCGGCGAGCAGGACTGCCCGACCTGCGGAGGCACCGGCTGGGATGACGCCAGCTACGGCTACTCGGCATGCGAGAGCGCCGCCGACCTGATCGCCTACGCCACCGAGCACATGATCGTTGGCGACAACGACGCGGTGGTCATCTTTGAGGGCGAGCGGGTCGGGACTGGCTTCGACGGCGAGCCGCTGGCCATCCCGACCGGCCAGGCGCGGTGGACCACCTGGGCCGAGTTGGCGGTGGCGTGATGGCCACGGAGCCGGGCGACCCGCCCTACCCGGGTACCCGCCTACACGCCATGCGCATCCCGAATGAGCTGTGGTACCCGGCGCTGGAGATTGCCCGCGCGCGGGCGGCTGCCGGAGTGGAGGGGGAGACCCTCACCGCGGTGGTGGTGCGGGCGCTGCGGGCGTACATCCGGCGGCACGGTGACCTGACCCGGACTGATCTTGATCGGAGTGTGGACTGATGGACTGGCTGGTTATCACCGGGCTGCTGCTCGGGGGCCTGGCGGTCGGGTCCAGCTTCGCGACCGGCGCGACCGGCCTTTGGGGTGCCGCCAGGGTGGCTGCGGGGGTCGTTCTGGTCTTCGCCGTGTTCGTCATGGGCCTCAGCGTCGCGTTCATCTACGAAGATACGCATCCGCGGCAGTGTGTTGATCGGAGTGAGCCGTGACGCTGGTGGAGTTTGTGCTCGCCCGGCTGGCCGACGTTGAGTTCGATGCGCTGGCCGCTTGCCAGGGCGACGGCTACCGAGATTGGGACGTGCCGTCAACCGGCGTGGTCCAGGTAGCAGGTGGGGATCTGGACGGCTTGGCGCTGGCACCGCGTAACGCGGCCCTGCACATGGCCCGGCATGACCCGGACCGGGTGCTGCGCCGGGTGGCTGCCGATCGGCAGATCGTGGACGACTGCATGGCCAGCATCAACGACGCCGGGACCGGACCGGGCGAGTACGGGCTGGCACTGTCCACCCTCCGGTCGCTCGCCCTGCCCTATGCCGACCACGAGGACTACCGGCAGGGGTGGCGACCCTAAAGGGCGAGGGCGGCTCTGCAAAGACGGGCGGCTGCGTCGCCCTTCCCGGTCAGCCGGTAGTAGCGGCGACGCGGCCGGCGGACGGACTGCGGCGCCACGTCCTCCGCGGCGGAGTCGACCCAGCCGGCGCGCTCCAGCCGGGCCAGGATCGGGTACAGCGTCCCGGATTGCAGACCGGTCTCCCGCATCAGCTCCAGGCCGTACCGGGGCTGCGTGTCCAGGAACGCGGCCAGGACCTTCGCCGTGGCTACAGTCACGTGCATGGGGCTCACTGTAGCAGGGTCTCTACATAGGGGCGGCCAGTCCGGAACCCGACAGCCGGCCGACCCGTCCGGATGACCCCCACGCGCGCCCCCGCGGCGATCACTGTGGTGGCGGGAGGAGGGGGAGGCGTCGCCATGCGGGCAGCGCTCTACGTGCCGCAGCACCGGGAGGTTGACAGGATCATCCGGCACCTGACGGAGGTGGCGCAGGGCCGCGGTTGGACGGTGGAGCATGTGGTGTGGCGGTGGCCGGATCTGGTGCGGGTGTGCGCGGACGGCGCGGCTGATGTTGGTCTGGTGACGTCCCGGTCGGTGTTGCCGGCGGGCCGGTTGCCGCGGTTGGTGGCCGCGGACGAGCTGGTCCGCTGGCGACCCCGCTGGGCGTAACCTTTGCCGTACGAGACGAGAGGTGCCCCGATGAGCGAGCAGGGGATCCGGCGGGAGCTGGACGCAGCCATGGACTCGGTGACGGAGACGGTCGCGGCGCTGGAGCGTGCGCGTGTCTCCGGGGCGTACGGGTTGCTCGGCGAGGATGACCGGGCAATCCTGAACGCCGCGTTCGGGGACCTCGTGGCCATCGACGAGACCATGAGGCGCCCCCGCTGGGCGTAAGACGGAAAACCGGCGAGCGCCGGAGCGTCTCGCCGGGTCCATACCTAAGGAATCTGCACCATACCCCGGCAGTCAGCTACGGCTGGCTGCCGGGGTCGCCTTGCGTGTGCGGCAGCGCCAGCACCGCCGCGCGCATCGCCACGTCGGACACCGCCGTGTACACCGCCGTGGTCGCCGGAGACGCGTGGCCCAGCAGTTCCTGCGTCACCCTCAGATCTCTGACCGCCGCCTGGATGTGCGTGCCGTACCAGTGCCGCAGCCGGTGCAACCCGCCGGCCACCCCCAGCCGGCGGAACTCGCCGGCGCCCGCGTGGGACACCTGCCACGGCGTCCGCCCGCCGGCGACCAGCCCAGCCGGCAGCTTGGTCACCGCCGCCCACACCGCCGGGTGGGTGGGCACGCTGCGCTGCCGGTCGCCCTTGCCGTGCAGCCGGGTGCTCTGCTCCGTGACGTCGCCCCGGTCCAGGCGGGCGATCTCGCAACACCGCGCGCCCGAGTAGGCGGCGATCACCGCCCAAGTCCTGACCGGCTCGGCCGCCCGGTCCAGGATCAGCGCGAGCTCGTGATGCTCGACCGGCCGGGGCAGCCTGCGCGGCCGCTTTATCCTCGGCAGGTCGGCGGCCGGGTTGGCGCCCTTGAGCCGGCGCGACGCGCACACCCACCGGTAGAAGCTGGTCAGGGCGGCGCGGTAGGCGGCGCGGGTGGCCAGGGACCGGTGGGTGCCCAGCCAGGCGACCAGCTCCTCCTGCAGCGCCTGGCCAAGGCCGTGGGGCAGCTCCCGGGACGCGCGGGTGAGCACGCAGCGGTAGGTGTCGCGGGTGGTGGCGGGGTGGCCGACGGCGGCGAGGTGGTCCAGCCAGGCGGTGATGTGGGGGGTGTCGTCCATGCTCGGACGCTCGGCCGGGCCGGGCGTGCCGGGTCGCACCCGGGGTGTGGTGGCCACCCGGCCGGGTGTCATCCGTGCTGCCATGCGGGTCTGCGCGTGCGGCCGGTTGCGGTGGTGGCGGTGGGCCGGCGGGTTGTCCGGGTGGTGGATGCTGGTGCGGTCCGTACGGCCGAGCTGGCGGGGTGGGTGCTGGCGCGCGGGGTCATACTTTCGGTCGGGTGGCCAGAACGATGATTAAGGTCGCGGGCTGGCAGCAGGCTCGCGAGCGGTATCCCGAGACCGTCGGCGAAAAGCTGTAGGTCGTTCACCGCGATCTCTGTCTCGCCCCGGGTCCGGGTGGAGACCCAACTCTGAGACTTCCCGATCTTGGTTGCCAGCTTGCGCCCGGTGGTCTGTCGGCGCCCGATCCATGCTCGAATCTCGCTGGCTACTAGGTCGTTCAGCGTCGCCAGTTCATCCATACGGCCACTATGACCCGCACGGCGGTTCAGGTCAACCCGATGGCGTGCGGATGAACTGATAGCCGACTCAAAATCATCCGAACGGCTGACGCCTCTGCGCTTGCTATGAGTGTCCCAGCGGTTCATGATGGCGATATGGCACTCAGCCAAGACCTCAAACACTCAATCGGCGCCGAGATGACTCGGCAGGGCATATCGCAGCGCGAGCTCGCCCGCCGGCTCGGCTGGTCACAGCCGTACGCCTGGCGGCGACTCTCAGTCCACGAGAACGCGGACGTGGAATTCACGCCGTCCGAGCTAGAGGCGATCGCCGACGCGCTCGGCGTGCCGGTGACCCGGTTCCTCCCGTCCGCCACTGAGCCGGCGGGAGGCCAGCGATGAGCCTCACCGAGTCGTACCGGCCGGTGCGGGCGCTGGACGTCATGGAAATGGCCGACCGGCTGGCCGCCTCAGCCCAGCAGTGGATGGCCGCGCGCATCTACTCCGGCCCGGACAGCCCGCCCGCCGAGCGCCACCAGCGGGCGTACAACCGGCGGCAGACCGCCCTGCGGCGGCTGGCCTGCACCCTGGAGCACCAGACTGAGCCGGCGGGGGGCCAGCGATGAGCGCCCACCCGACCACCGGCGTGCCGGACCCGGCTGGCATCCCCTGCCCCGGATGTGGCGAGGCGCCGCTGCTGCATGACGACCCGTCGGGGCGGTGCACGGAGCAGAGTCTGACTGCCTCACAGCCGGACCCGCTGCGGGAGCTGGCCGAGTGGCTGGCGTCCCGGGCGTGGATGTTGCCCGCGCTCGACCGCCACGACGTGGTGGCGGAGCACCTGATCCAGGCCATCACCCGCGCCCGGGAGGCGCTGGGCCGGAGCCCGGGCGGTGTCCGGTGAGCCGCTGGCTGTCCGCCGCGCTGATCGCCGTGGCGCTGTGGCTCATCGCCATCGCCGCGTTCCTGGCCGCGGCGACGCTGATCGACATCGCCGGTGGTGGGTCATGACCGCCGCGCTGATCGGCTGGTCGCTGGCCGGCTGGACGCTGGTCGCCGCCGGGCTTCTCCTGGCCACGGCCACCACCCTGACCGCGCTGCCCCGGCCCAACCCCGACCCGGACCGCGACCCTCACGACGGCTGGCCGAAGCCCACGCCCCACCCGGGCGGACCCGACGGACCGAGGTGGTCACGGTGACCGAGCCGACCAAGGCCACGGCGTACATCCCGGTCGCCGACGAGATGCTGACCGGCGCGGCGAGCTTCGAAGCTGCGCTGCTGGACGTGCTGAACAACCCTCGGCCGCCGCGTCCGCCGGAGCCGCCCCCGGCGGAGCCGGCGGGCTACCGGGCGCTGCTGGACGCCGACGCCATGATGGGCGCCCTCCGCGCGGTGGTCGAGCTTCACGCGCCGGTGTTGAACGGCATCTGGTGGGAGTGCCGGGGCTGCGACGCCGACGGCCACGACTGGGAGCCGCCGATTTGGCCGTGCTCCACCACTGAGCTGGTCGCCCGGGTGCTCGGCGTGCAGCTGCGAGGTGCCCGATGAACGCCCCACGCGCGCCGAAGGGCGGCTACACCCACGGCGCCAGCGGCTACACCAATTACCACTGCCGGTGTGGCCGGTGCCGGAGCGGCCACGCCGACCAGGCGGCCCGGATGAGGTCGGCCCGGGTGGCACGGCTGAAGGCCGACCCGACACTGCGGCCACACGGCCGCGACCACACCTACACCGGGTGGGGTTGCCGGTGCCGGCCGTGCAAGTCGGCTCACGCAGCCAGCGAACGGCGGCGCCAGGCACACCGCCGCATGCAGTACCAGGCGTACGCGGAGCGTCTGGCGGGTGTCCGATGAGCCGCGACCGGTCCCGCAAAGACCACCCCGACTACCGCCGCGGCTACCGCGACGGGCGGCTCTACGGCACCGGCCACAACCACGGTCGCGCCGCCGGCGGTGGCGGTGGTGGCCGGCGGGGCCGCTTCTGGTTCTGGCTGCTGCTCCAAGCCGCCACCATCGCGGTCCTGCTCGGCGTCGTCGCGGAGTGTGCGTCATGACCGGCCGGCACCGCCACCCCGACCAGCGGGACCGGGCCGACTCCCACCCCGACCGGCTCGGCGCCCACCACCCGACCCGGCCACCGTTCGTCGGCGCCACCGGCCGGCCGGCCGGTGGCTGGCACCACGACCGCGATTACCCGGCCGAGCACCAGAACGGTGGACCCCGCCGGCCGCTGCGCGACAACACCACCGACAACCCCGAGGGGGACTGACATGACTAGCGTCGACTACAGCGCCTACATCGACCACGGAGTCGACGAGGACGAAGACGACGGGACCATGCCGGAGAGCGTGGCGGAGCTGGCCCAGGCCGTCGTCGGGCACCGCATCGTGCGCGTAGAGGGCCCCGATGCCGGGGGGCGGACACGCCTGTATCTCGATGACGGTCGAGTAGCGATCCTGTCAGGGGAAAGCGACTGCTGCGCCTACACCGATATCGAGGAGATCGTTCATCATCTCCCCAGCTCAGACCACGTAATCACCGGTGTCGCCACCACCGACGGATACACGCGCTGGCACATCCTCGCGGACGCGGGATCGGTGCTGGAGCTGAAGGTCGGCTGGTCCTGCGGAAACCCGTTCTACTACGCCTACGGGCTCACGATCAAGGTTCGCGGTGACAGCGAGGCAGCCCGCTCATGACCACCCAGATCCCGCCGGGCGCCGCCCAGGTCGCCCGCCAGCTCACCCCACCCATGCGCCGGGCACTACGCGCCGCCGCCGCCGGCGACCTGCGCCGCGACGAGCTGACCCACCCCGCCTGGCCGTACATCCATGGCTACGCCCACGCCTACCGGCTGCGCGGCACCATCGACGCGCTACGGCGCCGCGGGCTGATCCGCACCGGCGCCGTACGCGAGCCCGGCACCCGCTACTCCGTCTACGAGATCACCCCCGCCGGCGCCGCCGTGCTCGCCACGCTGGACACCCCCGACCGTGGCGGCACCACCATCGGCGACGCGGCCGCCTTCCTGCTGTTCATCGCCGCCCTGGTCACCGTCGTGCTGCTCACGGGGAACTGGAGCTGATCATGGCCACCAGCCGCAAGTTCGGCCCCAAGAGCCCAGCCCACCCGGGCGTCGGACGCCCATGCCCGGCGTGCAGTACCCCGTTCGTCGCCGGCGACTTCACGGCACTGGTCATGCTCGGCCCCGGCGACGACCCGGAGGCGCGGCGTAAGGCCGCCGCCTGGCTGCCGTACAACGCGGTGGCGGTAGAGGTCCACTGGGCCTGTGCCACCGGTGAGTCCGGTGCGTCGTGATCCGCCGCCACGTGGCCGTGTGGGTCACCAACCCCGCCACCGCCACCACCCTGGCCACCGCCGCGATCCTCGCCGGCGTGGCCGCCGGGCTGGCGCTGCTGATCGCCGCCGGGCCGCTGCCGCTACTCGGCGCCGTGTACGCCACCACCACCCTGCTCCGCCCGCTCCGGCGCCCCCTGCCGGCGGGTGGACGCCCCGGCTCCCGCTGGCACGCGGTAGCAGCCGGGGCCGCGGCGCCCGCCCCCGTCACGGGGTGCGCGGCGGCGGGCGCCGCCCACACTCCCGCCCGGGTTGTAGCCGGGCGGGCCGGGCGGCCGGCGGCGGGTCTCCGGTTGCCCGCCGCCGGCCGTCACCGCGCCGGCGGCACCCAGCTACCCGCCCGCCATGCCCACGTGGCCTACCGGACCGGCCGGGCGCCCGTGCGGATGGGGGTGTCCCATGGCTGACGGCACCGCTATCGAGTGGACGCACCGTCCAGGAACGAAGGGCGAGACGTGGAACCCCACGACCGGATGTGACCGGATCTCGTCAGGGTGCGACAACTGCTATGCGCTCACGCTGGCGAAGCGGCTAAAGGCGATGGGCTCACCGAAGTACCAGACGGACGGCGACCCGCGCACCTCCGGGCCGGGGTTCGGACTGGCACTTCACCCGGGCACCTTGCCGGAGCCGCTGCGGTGGCGGAAGCCACGCACCGTGTTCGTCAACAGCATGAGCGACCTGGGGCACGCCCGCGTGCCGCGCGAGTTCGTGGCCCGGGTGTTCGCGGTGATGGCCGCGACGCCGCAGCACACCTACCAGATCCTCACGAAGCGGCCGGAGCGGCTGGCGCGGATGCTCACCGACGAATGCCGCTGCGGCTCTCAGCACCCGCCCGGTGAGCACTTCCGGTCCGAGATGGAGTGGGCCGCTACGCCGCACAGCCCGACGTACGTGCCGGGCCTGGAGCCTGGTCTTTACCACCGATCCGGGTGGCCGCTGCCGAACGTGTGGGTCGGGACGTCGATCGAGGACGACGGGCACTGTCGCCGCGCCGAGCGGCTGCGCGAGACGCCGGCAGCGGTCCGGTTCATCTCCGCCGAGCCGCTGCTGGGCGGACTGCCATCCCTGGACCTGGCCGGTATCGACTGGCTGATCGTGGGCGGCGAGTCCGGCCCCGGCGCGAGGCCGATGGAGCTGGACTGGGCACGCTCGCTGGTCCAGCAGTGCCAGAACGCCGGGGTGCCCGTGTTCGTGAAGCAGCTGGGCTCCCGCTGGGGGCGGGACCACCACGACATCGAGGCCTTCCCGCCGGAGCTGCGGGTACGCGACTACCCGGACCGGACCGGCCGGGCACCCGTGCGAGGTGCGCCATGAGACACGCCACCGCGATGCTGGCCACGCTCGGCTTCGTCGCAACGGTGTTCGCCGCCAACTGGGCGATCGTCCAGTTCGGCGCGGTACCGGTCGGGTTCGGGCTGCTGGCCCCGGCCGGGGTCTACTTCGCCGGGCTCGCCTTCACCCTGCGCGACCTGCTGCACGAGTTCGGCGGCCGGTGGGCGGTACTCGCCGCGATCGCCGCCGGGGCAGGGTGCTCGGCGCTGGTGGCTCCACCGGCTCTGGTGGTCGCCTCCGCCGTGGCGTTCGGGGTGAGCGAGCTGGCGGACATGGCCGTCTACTCACCGTTGCGTCGCCGGCGCTGGTACGCCGCCGTGCTGGCGTCCAACGTGGTCGGGCTGGTCGCCGATTCGGTGATCTTCCTCCTGCTGGCGTTCGGCTCGCTCGCGTTCCTGCCCGGCCAGGTGATCGGCAAGGTGTGGGTCACCCTCGCCGCGGTCGCGCTGCTGGCCGCGGTCCGCTGGCCGCGCCGGGTCCGGCAGGCGGTGACCTGATGCGCTTCTGGCTCGGTGCTGACGTGCACTGGCTGCCGCTCGGGCTGCCGCTGATGGTCTCCCACCGCCGGCTACGCCGGCGGGTCACCCTGCCGCGGGCGACCGCGCCGTGGGTGTGCGACTCCGGCGGCTTCACCGAACTGAGCACACACGGCCGGTGGACGATCAGCCCGGCCGAATACGTTGCCGCGGTCCGCCGGTACCAGGACGAGATCGGCCGGCTGGAGTGGGTCAGCCCTCAAGACCACATGTGTGAGCCGTGGATCGTCGCCAAGACCGGGCTTAGCGTGGCCGAGCACCAGCGGCGGACCACGGACAACCTGCTGGAGCTGCGGGCGCTCGCGCCGGACCTGCCCATCATCCCGGTGCTGCAAGGGTGGCAGCTGGGCGACTACCTCCGCCACCTGGACGAATACGACCGCGCCGGAGTCGACCTGACCGTGGAGCCGCTGGTCGGGCTGGGCACGGTGTGCCGGCGGCAGGCCACGGCCGAGATCGGCGCCATCGTATGGGAACTGGCCAGGCGGGGGCTGCCGCTGCACGGGTTCGGGGTCAAGGCTGACGGGCTCCGGTCCTACGGCCATCTGCTCGCCTCGGCTGACTCGATGGCCGGCTCGTATGGCGCCCGGCGGCGGGTTGGGCGCTGCCCCCACGGGATCGTCGCGTGGGAGGCCAACTGCCCGGAGTGGGCGCGGCAGTGGCGCAGCGGGGTGCTCGACAGACTGGCCGCGCCGGCGCAGCTGGACCTGTTCGCGGCTGCGCCCGTGCGAGGTGCGCCATGAGCCGGCTCATGTCCGTCGCGCTCACCGAGCCCCAGGTGGTCGGCAGGACCAAAACCGTCACCCGCCGACTCGGCTGGCTCAACCTCAAACCAGGCGACCGGCTGACCCTGTGCCGCAAGGTCATGGGCCGCCGCGCCGGTGAGCCGCTGGTGCGGCTGGCCGAGGTTGAGGTGGTGTCGGTTCGCCGGGAACGGCTGGACACCATCACCGAGGAAGACATCGTGCGCGAGGCAGTGCCCCATGACCACTTCTGGCCAGCCGTCACTGCGCCCTCCCCGAACCAATGGGTGACCTGGTTTTGCGACCAGATGGGCGTGATGCCTGACACCGAGGTCACCCGGATCGAGTGGCGCTACCTGGACCCGCCGGGTGGCGCGGTGCCTGCGACCGACGCCGCCGCGCCGCCCGGCACTCACCAGAGAGGACCACGATGACCACCAGCACCGACATCGCCTGCCGGCTCGCCGCCGTCACCGCCGCCGTACGCCACCTGGGCGGCGTCGACGACGCCACGGTGACCCTCCACTGCGCATCGGACGACACCGCCGCCGTGGCCCGGCTCGCCACCGCGCTCGGCCTGCCCGAGCCCACCGAGCGGCGGCACCCCGGCCGCTACCTGTCCGCATCCAGCCCGATCACCAAAGCCCCGGTGGTCACGGTCATGTGCTCGCTCAGCGCGGAGACGCGGGAGCAGGCACGCGCCCGGCTCGCCGCCGAGCTCCAGCAGCTCGACGCCGAGATCGAAGCCAACGGGGCGGTGACCCATGCAACTACGTGACCGGCACGCCACCACCCTGCTCAGCAGCGAACCCGCCGCAGACTGGCGGAAGCGTGCCGCGTGCCGCGATGAGGATCCTGAGCTGTTCTTTTTGCCAGGCGAGAAGCTGACCGCTGCGGCTCAGGCCCAGGTGGACCAGGCGGTGGCAGTGTGCGCCCGCTGCCCCGTCACGGAGCAGTGCCGCCAGGACGCCGACGACCAGCACGCCACACACGGGGTGTGGGGCGGGCAACTGCGGGAGAAACTCAGCACGAAGATGCGGCTGTGTGAGCAGTGCCCCCGCCTGTTCTCACCCCGCCGCGCCGACCAACGGTTCTGCAGCCACGAGTGCCACCACGAGTCGTTGCGGCGTAGCAACTGCGGCACAACCACCGGCGCGCGTGGCCACCGCAAGCGTGGCGAGCCGGTCGACGCGGCCTGTCAGATGGCCGAGTCGCTGTACCGCGCCCGGCGCGCCCGCAACCGCCGGGAGCGGAAGGAACGCGCCGCCGCAACCACCACATCGGAGGCATGCGCATGAAGCTGACCTGGTTCGAACGGCAGCTGGACCGGATGGTCTGGCGCTGGTTCAGCGCCGGCACTGGAGCCGGAGCCGCCGTCTTGGTGGCACTCCAGCAGCTCGGCATCTGGGGCGCCCTCGCGGTGTACCTCGCGATCATCGCCGCCCTGGCGCTGCTGTCCACCTGGCACGTCCGCCGATTCGCCGCGCGGGTTACTCGCGAGGCCAACGAAGAAAGGACACGCTCATGGTCCAGAAGCTGATCGTCATGCTGGCCACCGCGACAATCGCCGCGCTGTGGCTGTGGTCCGGCGCCCGCGGCCGCGTCGCCGAGCACGCCACCCACGCCCCAGCGGTCCGGGCGTGGCGCCCCACCCTGACCCTGATCCTCAGCCCCCTACGCGTGGCCCGGTGGGCAGTAGCCGGCTGGGCGTGGCGGTCTGCCGCCCGCGCCGACCAGCGAGAATTAGCCACCGCCGCGGCGCTGCTCAACTACGACACCCCGCCGGCGGTCGAGCTGCCGCCGTGGCGCTCAACCCGACCGGCCGACGACCGGTGCCCAAACCCCAGCTGCGGCTCCACCCGCTGCAGGCCTTGGTGGGAGGGCCGCGACTGCGAAGCCGACCAGCACCAGCGGCCGGCCGCCTACGCCGCCGGCCACCCGCTACCCGCACCCGGCCGGCACAGCATGGCCGTACGGATCCCCGCCTACTGGCGGCGGGTCAGGCTCGACAACCGCCGGGTGGCGGTGCAGCTCGACCCGGCGTGGTGGGCGCACCGGCTCGGCCGGCCAGTCCAGCTCGCCGGCCACGCCCGCACGTGGAGGCTGCCATGAGCGAGACCACGTACTACTTCGCCGGCCGGTACAGCTCACACCGTCAGCTACGCGACCACCGGGACGAGCTGGCCGCCGCCATGCCGACCGCAAAAGTCACATCACGGTGGATCGACTGCCACGACGGGCCGCTGGACCAGTCCCTCACACCCGCCGAGCTGACCGGCGCCCCGGCCCGGTCGTGGCGCTACGGCGCGGACGACCTGACTGACATCGGCGCCGCCGAGGTGGTCGTCTCATTCACCGGTGCCGGCGGCAAAGGCGGTCGGCACGTCGAGTTCGGATACGCACTGGCCACCGGGAAGCGGCTGGTCATCGTCGGCCAGCGGGAGAACGTGTTCCACTGCCATCCGGCCGTTGAGCAGTACGACACGTGGGAGGCGTTTCTCGTGCATGAGCTGGCGCCGAAGGACGGTGTGTGGTGAGCGCCACCGCGGTACTCGCCCTCGCCGCCGCCGCATGCACGCGGCACACCGACGATTGCCCCGTCTGCTCCGACCCGCCCGACATCACCCGCGGCCCCCACCCGGCGTGCAACACCGGCCGCCAGCTGCACCTGCGCCACGCCCGGGCGTGGCGGGGCGCGGTCATCGCACTGTCCACCCGGGGCCGGCCATGAGTCGCTACACCGCACCGATCCGGCGCGTGGACACCGCCAAGGGCCACCACTACAAGGACGCCCGCGGTGAACGCGTCCCCGGCGTTACCACCATCATCGGTGACGGCGTACCGAAGCCGGCGCTCATCAACTGGGCTGCCAACGCCACCGCCGAAGCGGCGATAGACCAGTGGGAGGACCTCGCCACGCTCGGCCCGGCCGCCCGGCTCAAGCGGTTGCAGGGTGCCCGGTACGGCGAGACCGACCGGGCTAAGAATCGTGGCACACAGGTGCACGCGGCGGCGGAGAAGCTGCTTGCCGGCGAGGCCGTCCAGGTGCCCGATGAGATCGCCGGCCACGTCGAGGCTTACGCGAAATTCTTGGACGAGTTCAAGGTCGAGCCGGTGCACGTCGAGTTCTCGTGCGTGTCGTACCGGTGGGGGTATGCCGGCACCGCCGACCTGTGCGCCTGGCTGACGCTGCCGGAACGCGGTCGGGTGCTGACGTTGGACGACCTCAAGACGTCGCGCTCCGGCGTGTTCGGTGAGACGGCCCTCCAGATAGCGGCCTACAGGTTCGCCGACAAGTGGGTCGTTGATGGTCAGGAGGTCGACCCCGAGCCGGTCGAAGCCTGCTATGGCATCCACGTTCGGGCCGATGGGTACGACCTGGTTCCGATCGAGGCCGGCGAGCAGGAACACAAGGACTTCCTCTACGCAGCCAGGGTCGGTCAGTTCGTTGCCCGCTCGCGCGAGCTGATCGGCCCGGCGATCGTCCCGCCCACCATGTCTACGTTCCGACTCACCAGGGAGCAGCAGTGAGGACCACGCAGTACGTCAGGCAGGAGAAGGCGATCGCCGCCGCCGACAAGGGCGGCATCCGGGAGCGGTGGATGTGGGGGCTGCGGCTGCTGCGCGACCCGGAAGCCTTTAACCCGGGCAGCAGCCAGCTCCGGCCCCACGTCGCCGACGAACAGATCGCAGCGGCTCAGGCCGGAGGCTTCAAGCTGAACGCCACGGAGATCCGTCTCCGTCTGCGGTGCGCTCAGCGCCGTGCGTACCTGGAGCAGCTGATCGCCGCCGCCGACAACGACCTGAGCGTCACATGGAAGGACGCCCACGACCGGCTCGGCGACGGCGCCGAGCCCGGCGCCATCGAGGACCCGCCGCTAGACCCCGAGGACATGTGATGACCACCGACATCGCCCGCATAGACACCAACGCCGCCGTCGCCCTACACAACGGCAACGACGCGCTCGCCCGGCTCGGCCAGTGGGTCACCGCCGCCCAGCAAGCCCACACGCTCGTGAGCCCGCTGGTCGAAACACCGTTCGTCCCCGACGCCTACCGTCCCAAGGTCGACCCCCGCGCCACCCCGGAGGAGAAGGCCACCGCCCGCAACATCGCCGTGGCCAACGCCACCGCTGCCGTGCTGCAAGGGATCACGCTCGGGCTGGACCCGCTGACCGCGCTACAGCAGATCTACGTCATCCACGGCCGGCCCGGCATGTACGCCGAGGCGATGGTGGCGCTGGTGAAGGCGGCCGGTCACGAGGTGTGGACGGAGGACCTGTCCGACTCCCGCGCGGTCGTCTGCGGCCGGCGCCGGGGTGAGACTCACGTCGAGCGGGTCATCATCACCATGGACCAGGCAAAGAAAGCCGGCTGGACATCTAACCAGGCGTACGTGAAGACGCCGCAGGACATGCTGTACGCCCGCGCTGCCGGTCGGGCGTGCAAGCGGACCGCGCCCGAGGTGCTGCTCGGGATCGCCAGCGTTGAGGAGATCCAGGACACGATTCAGGCCACGGCGGAGGTCGGCCCGGCGACCCGGACAGTGTCGCCGCGGCGGACCCGGCGGGCGCTGCCACCGGTGCAGGAGATGTCGGCCGAGGAACCGCCGCTGGACGAGGAGCCGGCGGTGGCCGAGCCGGACAAGCCGGCGCCGGTCACGGGCCAGACCAAGAAGATGTACGCGATGCTGCGCCAGTCCGGGCGGGAGGACAAGGACACCGCGCTGGTCTACATCGCCGGGGTGGTCGGCCGGCCGGTGGAGTCCACCAAGGACCTGAGCAAGGCGGAGGTGGGCCAGGTCATCGACGCGTTGGACGCGCCGGAGCCGGCCGAGACCGAGGAGCCGCCGCTGGCCGACTGGCCGGCCACCGCCGAGCCCGGAAGCGGGAGCACCGATGGGTGAGCCGCGTGTCATCGGGCTGGACCTGAGCCTGGCCAGCTCCGGCGTAGCTGGTAACGCCGGCGGCGGCTGGGTCGCGCGGATCCGCACCGAGTCCAGCACCGAACCCGCCCAGCTGGCCAGGCTCCGCTGGATCCGCGGCGCGGTCATGGACTACACCCGCCACGCCGACCTGGTGATGGTCGAGGGGCTGGCGTTTAGCAGCCAGACCGGTCAGCACCTCACCCGCGCCGGGCTCTGGCACCTGGTCGTCGAGGCGATCGACGCCGCCGGCATCCCCTGGGCGCAGGTCATCCCCGGCACCCTCAAGCGGTACGCCACCGGCAAAGGCAACGCCGGCAAGGACCAGGTGCTCGCCGCGGTCGTCAGGCGGTTCCCCGCCGTCGAGGTGACCGGCAACGACCAGGCCGACGCGCTCGTGCTCGCCGCCATGGGCGCCGACCACCTCGGCCACCCGCTCGTGCCCATGCCCGCTGCACACCGCGCCGCGCTGCAGGCCGTGGCGTGGCCCGATGTCAAGGAGGGCTGATGTCCGACTACGTGGCGGACCCCGACTCCGGTAAGCCGGTGTGCACCGACTGCGCCGTCGGGGCGTGCGTGTCCGTCGCTGGCTGGCACTGCCAGGCGGAGGCGTGCTGCTGCGGCTGCCGGCCCGAGTCCGACCGGGCCGCCGATTTCATACCGGGCTTCATACCGCAGCAGCCCGACGACCGGCCGGCGGACAAGCTGGCCGTCATCGCCGCCGAGCTCGCAGCCGAACGGACCGGCAACCTTCGGGACCTGCAAGCCGAGCGGTACCAGGGCGGTGGGCGATGAACCTGCACCTGCCCCATCCGCGTCGGACCGCCCGGGAACGCCGCGCCGCCATGCAACGGCGGATCGCCGTGGCCGTGGCCCGGGCGCACCTGGCCGACCGTACCGAGCAGACATGGGACTGGCAGGCCGAGCTGGAGCGGCGGAGGGGTGCGCGGTGAGCGGCCCGACCACGTACGCCGACTGGCAGCGGCACCGTGCGTGCGACCGGAAACGGCACCACGCCAGCATGCTCGCCGCCAACGCCCGCGTGCTGGAGCTGTGGGCGCGTGGCCGGTGGGCGCGGGACTACCGGTGCGGCTGGTGCGACGGGTTTCATGTCACGTCCGACCGGGAGGAGGGACGCACGTGACCGGGGTGCTTGACCAGGTATCTAGGGCGGAGCGGTTGCTCGCCAGGGCAACAACGCCCGAGGAGGTCAAGGAGGTCCTTGACCTCGCGAGCTTCGCTGCGGACCTGGCAAAGCGGATGGGACTGAGTACTCTTTCGGTGAACCACGCCCTACTGATCAAGGCAAGAGCGATGCGGCGGCTAGCCGACGTGGTCGACGAAGGCCAGGCCCGCGGTGAAATCGCGGCAGTCGGACGTCCGGAAATTATCCGGAGTCCGGATAATTTCCCGGCGCCCCTGCCCGTTCCTGCTCAGCGACTGCATGAGGCGCGCCGAATTCGGGACGCCTTCACCGATGACGACCTCAGGCGACGGTTCGCCGAGGCGTCAGAGCGCGGGCGGGAACTACCGACCACCCGCTTACTCGCCGACGCGAAGCACACTGAGCGCGAGACGAGCAAGCGGGCACGAGAGCAGCAGCGGGCCGCCGCCGCGCCCCTGGTCGCACAGATCACGCTGTCCGGATGGGAGAACTGGCTGGCCGAGCAGGACGATTGCGACCTGCTGCTGACCGACCCCCCGTATTCGACAGACGTCCCGGACGTGCAAAGGTTCGCGCAGGGCTGGCTACCAGTCGCGCTGAAGAAGGTCAAGCCATCTGGCCGGGCATACGTGTGCATCGGTGCCTACCCTGAGGAGCTTTACGCCTACCTCGACGTGCCGGCCGGCGAGTTCACGCTGGCCAACGTACTGGTGTGGACCTACCGAAACACCCTCGGCCCCAGCCCTAGCCACGACTACAAACTGAACTGGCAGGCGATCCTCTACTACCGCGGCCCCAACGCCGCCCCGCTGGACTGCCCAGAGATGACCGAGCAGTTCACCGTCCAGGACATCAACGCGCCGGACGGCCGGCACGGCGACCGCTGGCATGCCTGGCAGAAGCCCGACGAGCTGGCCGAGCGGTTCGTCCGCCATGCGAGTCGACCCGGTGATCTGATTCTCGACCCCTTCGCCGGTACCGGGACGTTCTTGCTCGCGGCGGCCCGGCTGGGACGGAGCGCAACCGGCTGCGACGCCAGCGAAGACAGCGTGAGGATCGCGACCGAACGGGGATGCCGCCTTGTCGTATGACGTGGAGCAAGACCTACAGGACTCGGCCCGTCGGTTCGAGATGCACTGGCCTGCGGTTAGCGAGGCTTGCGGCTGCTCGCCGATGGGCCTGGTCTCTATAGAGCACCCCAGGCACAGCATCGGGGACCTGAGGATACTCGACCTGAGCGCCGGCATCGACTACCTGGCCACCACGCTATCGGGTGGCGTCCGGTCGGTCGCCGCCCGCGTACAGCAGTCTCCGCACCTCTACTCCAGCTTCACGATCAGGCGAAGGCGGCGCACGGGCACGCCAACCGAATGGGCGAAGCGGGTTGCGGCCGTCCGAAATCACGAGATGATGCCAGACCTGACTGTGCAGCTCTACGTGGACAAACACGAGAGCCTGGTCGGCTACGGCGTCGTTCGGACGCGCGAGCTTCTGGACTATCTTCTCACCGGCCCGCGGGTGGCCGGCTATACCTTCACAGAGAAGAACATCCATGACGGCAACGCCATGATGGTCGTCTGGTGGCTGTGGATGCGCCGCGAGGGAATTGCCGTCAAGACCATGGGCGAAGCCCGGCTACTAGGCCCGAGGCATCCGTGGCAATGGGTTTCCATGGAGCTGCCCTGCCTGCGGTGTGGCCACCAGATCGCTTGCCACGTAGGCGGCCGTGCTGGCTCTGGGTGGCCGATATACGACCGGATTTGGAACGATGCCGCGGGCTACTGCGCGACGAATGGATGCGAGTGCCCATCCGCGTACCACCCACTCAGGGCCGCACCATGACCCGCCCCGGCTCGCGTGAGCACGCCCGGCAACCCGTCCAGCGGACCCCCGCCGGCTACACCACCGACGCCATCCCACCCCCAGACCTGCCCGTGCTCGTCTGCTGGTGCGGCGGCCGGTACCGCGATCACCCCGCCAGCGAAGCCGCACACCGGGCGGTGTTCGGACACAACCCGATCCGGAAGCCCGCACCCCCAGCCGGGGAAAGCGCACCGGAGCAACACCCAAGAGGGGAGCTAAGTGGATGTTAAGATGGGAGCAACCACGAACCGTGCCCCAGCCGGGACGCTGGAGCCGAGGGCGGTCCGCGTGGCAGCCGGGACGGAGCCCGGCATTCCTCACCAGTCACACCGATGGCGCCCGATAGGGCGCCGTCGGCTGTGCGAACAAGGAATGCCGGAGGTGTCCAGTCTCGTGGGAGCCGCTAACGCCATCGCCGCGTACCAGCTGTACGCCGGCCGGGTGCCGCCGCTGGCGATGCAGTTGCTCACCTACATGGCGCTGGTCTCCCGCGACCACGACGAGCATCCATGGTTCTCGCTCGGTCACGAGGCGCTCGCGGTTCACGCGCTGGGTCGGCCAGCTCCACCCACCCGCGCCGACGTGAAGGCCGTCGAGCGTGGCATGAGTCCACTCCTGTCGATAGGAGCCATCGTCAACGATCGACGCGCAGCGGTCCGCCGGGAGGGCCGCAGCACCGCCCGGTACCGGCTCCAGCTGGTGCACGGGGAGCACGCAGCCATCGACCAAGCCCCTGTGGATAACGCCTGTGGACAAGGTGTACGCCCCCCGGAATCCGGACTTCACGTCCCCCGGAATCCGTCCTCACGTCCCCCGAATTCCGTCCCCACGCCCCCCGAATTCCGGGGGACAGAGGAGAAGGAGGAGGAGGAGGAGCGAGTAAAGGAGAACCATCTTAAACCAGTGAGTAACTCACGCCCGTCCACAGCTGACGCGCCGCGCACCAAAGATATCGACTCCGGTGAGAATGGCCCGACCCCGCCGACCAACCCCGCCGACCCGCCCGAGTGCGCCCGTTGCGGTGTGCTGCTGGACCCCGACAGCCGCTGCCGTAACCGCGGCTGCCCGGCCCCGACCCTCGCCCAGATCATCCCGCTACGACCCACCGGAACGGAGACCCGATGACCACCCACCAACCGACGCCGCTCGCCGAGCAGCTGCACCAGCTCGCCAGCAGCCACCAGGCCTACGGCCCGGACGAGCTCGCCGAACGGCTAAAACGGCTGTCGCGCGAGGCTGTCGTGCTCGCCGCCGACCTAGCCGCGGACCCGTACGTCGGGCATGACCGCCGGGCCGATGCGCTCGACTCCGCCCGCCAGCTGCTGACCGAGCTGGTCAACAGCGACTCGGTCGCCATGGTCGAGATGAACATCGACCGCATCGGCGGGATGTGGCTGTACCTGGCCGAGCTGGGCGCCGCCTACGTCCGCGACGGCTCCCGCCCCGGCGACGGTGGCGAGGATGACCGGGACCGGCGTCGATGAGCACCACCCGCGTTGCCGCCGCCGCCGTGGCGCTGCTCGCACTGACCGGCTGCCCATCACCGGCCGACCTGAACTGCGCCGACTTCACCACCCGCCCCGACGCGCAGCGTGAGCTTGACCGCGACCGGGACGACCCGCACGGCCTGGACGTCGACGGTGACGGTGTGGCGTGCGAGCAACTACCGACCACCGAGGAGACCCCACGATGACCGCCACCGACCCGACCCCGCAGCCGGCGACGCACGCGTCCGGCCCGCGAGCCGGCCAGCCAGTTGGGGCACCGCTGACGGCGCCAGTGGTGGTGCTGGAGGATGCGCTGTGCCGCCGCGTGTGGGCCGGTGCGCTGCGGTGGAAGGCCGGCCAGCTCCGCGACGCCGCCGAGCACCAGCGGCACACCGGCCAGGCGGACGTGGCGGACGCCATGCGGGTCTGCGCCAGCGCGCTGGAGATCGACGCGCACCGGATCGAGACGGGCGAGCTCACCCCGTGGGCCGACCAGCCGGAGCCGCCCGCCGCGTCGGCCCAGCTGGACATCGGCGCGGACATTCCGACCCCCACCAGCGGGGCATCCGCGCAGGTCAGCGCCGAAAACGGAGGGGACATTGGGACGGACGCCGGGCCGGTCCAGCGTCGTTGCACTGTCGCCCACCCGCGGCACGGCCAGTGCGAGCTGTACCAGGGCCACCGCCCCGCCGACGACCCGGACCGCCGGCACCGTACCGGCGCGCTGTCTTGGTTGACCGACGCGGAGGTCGAGGCGTGCGGGCTGCCGCCGCTGGCCTCCTACGCCGGCGCGGCGGACTTACAATCCGGGCCGGCAAATGCAAGCGGGGAGTCGGCCGGCGGCCTGGCCGGTGACGGCTGGGCACGCCGGCCGTTGCTGGAGCTCGCCGAGTGGCTGGAGACCGGCCCGGCGGAGACCCGGGACCCGGACATCGGCCGGCAGGTCCGCGCAGTGCTCGCCGACCGGGACCTGCACGTCGGGGCGTTGGATACCCGCTCCACCCAGCTCTACGACGCGTTGGCCGAGCGCGACGCCGCCCGCGCCGAGGTGGCCCGGCTGCAAGCCGACCCGCACGGCGAGCCTGCCCCGGAGCCGGACGGTGAGCATCAAGTGCGGCGCATCGCTGCGCGGGGGGTTTCTCTCGACTACGAACAAGAAGCTTTGGCCGGTGTCGCCAGGTCATGGCGACTGTCTGATCCGGCCTGTCAGGCACTGGCACTGGCCGACGCTCAGGTGTGGGCCACACTTCAGCTGGCTGAGGTGACCGCTGAGCGGAGCCAGCTCACACACGAGCTGGCCCGGGTGACCGCCGACCGGGAGGCGTTGTTCCGCACGCACGAATGGGCCGTCGCCGAGCATGAGCGCGAGCTTGCCGCCGCTCGCGCCGAACTGGCCACCGCCCGCCGGGACGCCGCAGCCCAGCACCGTGCCGCCGACGGCCCGGGCTGGGACCGCACAACCGTGGAGGGCCTGATCGACCGGAGCTGCGCGGATGCCACCGGTGCGGAACTGGACCAACTCCGGGCACTGCTGGCCGACGCGGACCAGTGGGAGGGCTGGGTCGACCGGCTGGTCGAGCACATCCCGGAGGAGGAGGGTGACGACGTAGCCGTCGAGGGGCTGGTTGAGCAGTGGATGCGTAAGCAGCCTGCCATCCGAGATGAGATCCGCCGGGACGCCGCCGCCGAAGCGCTGGTCTTCGGCGCAGGCCTGGCAGTGCGTTGGGGTGAGCACGACCTCGCCGCCGACATGCGCCTGATAGCCGCCGAGGTCCGGGACGGTACCCGCCCCGTCCCCGGCAGCCCGGAGCCGGCCCCAGCCGGCGGAGAGGGGCCCGACCATGGGTGAGTGGTTGCGACGGCGCTGGGGGCGCACCATCCGCGCCGTGGATGTCGAGTACGGCGCAGTGGGCGACACCGGCTACATCCTCGTTGACCGGGGTCGCTGGCGCCGGCCCATCGAGGTGGTGGTGGACCGGGACCAGCTGGTGGCGCTGGCCGAGACGGTCCGCGACGGGGAGCAGTCCAGCATGGACGCCGCCCCGACCACGTGGGAGCTGCCGGCCGAGCCCGGCCCGGAGGTGGCCGCGGTGGACGACGGGCACGGCTGCCGGTGGGAGCGGGACGTGCCCGGCCACTGGCGGCTGGTGTGGCAGGCACCGGCCCCCCACGGCCGGGTGTGGCACCCGGCGGGCTGGTGCGACGTCAAGCCGTGGCGGTCGCTGCTGTCCGACCACAGCCGACTGTCCGCCGCCCCACCCGAGCCGGAGGTGCTCGATGCCGGCTGACCGTCACGACCTGGCCAGGGCGCGGGCGCTCATGACCGCCCGCCGGCTCGCGCCGGAGTGCCCGCTAGACCTGGGCATCGCACACGTAGTGGACCTGCTACAGCAACGCGGCGCTCCGCTGGGCGTCGGCCTGGTGGAGTCGTGTGACGCCAGTCCCGGCCACTGCTACCCAGACCCGACCGTGCGGATCGTCGGCTCGCCCGGTGCCGCCTGGCACGCCGTGGCGATCCTGCTGGACCACGCTCTGCCGCTGCGGGACCTGGCCCAAGTCTGGCCCATCGGTCCGACCGGCCCGTCCGGGCCGCCGGTGTGGGATCTGCGGTTCCGCCCTGAGGTGACCGGCGGGCTGGTGACGCCGGTTATGGATGAGTGGGTGCTGCAAGCGAAGGGGGATGACCATGGCTGAGACCTACCTGCGCGTCGGCCGCCGCGTCGGACGCACGCTGTACGAATGCACCCGCGCCGACCAGGACGGGACGCTGGTCGGGGTGGTCGACACACCAGAACTGGCGGCGGAGATCGTCGCGGCGGTCAACCGGCAACGGGCACGCCAACGAGCACGCCTATGGCTCCAGGCGACCTGATGGCCGACTGCGCCGTCTGCGGCAAGCCGGTCCCCGACGTGGCCTACGTCGGGGCCGAGTGCGAACGCGACCTGGCCGGCCGGCTATCCGACACGGCCGACCTGTGGCCGGAGCTGCTCACCACCGCCGCCGGCCAAGCCAGGATGGCCGACCCGGGACCACGCGCCCGTGGGCTGGCACCACCGGAGCCGATCCGGCCTGATATCGGCGGCGCCGACCAACAGCCAGGCCCGCCCACCGGGCTACCGTTCCGGTGGCACGCGGCCGAGGTGGCCGATGCGGTGCTCGATACGGCAACAGAGTGGGCCGCTACAATCGTCGGCGAACGAGGCGCGGAGTGGCCGGTCAAGGCACGTCGTGGCACGGAACGGCTGGGCAGGGTACGACAGCTCGACGCGCCCGTACTGCTCCGCTGGTTGGCCGGCCAGCTCGGCTGGTGCCGCTACCAGCGGTGGGCGGCTGAGTGCTGGGATGAGCTGGGTTACGCCTGCTCCCGCATCACCCCGGCGGTGGACCGGCCACTACCCCGGTTGGACGCCGGGGTGTGCATGGCCGAGCTGGAAGACGGCACACACTGCCCCCAGCGGCTCTCAGCGCCACCAGGAGCCCGGCTCATCCACTGCCCCGGCTGCGGCGGCCACTGGGACCCCACGGACCGCTCCACGGCCATCCTGGCCGCCGCGGCGGGCATCCTGCTGTCCGCGGACGAGTGCGCGGCGCTGCTGTCGCTGCACGGCCGGCCGACGCCGGCCAGCACGGTCCGGTCGTGGGTGTCCCGCCGGCAGCTGCTGGCACACGCTCCGGGCCGCTACCGGTTCGGTGACGCGCACCAGCTGCGGGTCGCGATGCGAGAGAGGATCAGGACATGAGCGCGCGGAGGCGCCGGCCGCTGTGGCTGTACGTGGTGGGCATGGCGTACGCCGCTGTGGCTGTTCATTTGGCCGTGACCGGATGGCGGCTGTTCACATGACCACGCGGCGAAAGTTGACAGCTCAACCAATCCTTGCAACGATGGCCCTACTACGCTCGCCCTTAGTGGCTGAGCTGGACCCGGCGAGGTACCACGCATGAGCGGAGTCCCCACCCAGCCCGAGGTACGGCAGTACCTGCTCAGCCGCCACGCACCAGCCCGCTGGGCCGACTTCCTGGACGGCCTGCCGTGGCGCTACATGCGCCCGCTGGTGACCATCGCCATCAACTCCCACACCCACCCGGCCGTAGCCCTCGGCGCTGCCATCGCCCACTCGGGCGACGAGGAGTTCCGGCAGGTCGGCACCGCCCACCTGGCACGGAAGGCCCCAGCTGCGGTGGATGATGGCCACCACGACTGAACGCGGCTACGGCGCCCCGCACCAACGGGAGCGTGAACGGTGGCGACCACTGGTCGAGGCCGGGGAGGTGGACTGCGCCCGGTGCGGCCAGCCCATCCACCCCGATGAGCCGTGGGACCTGGGGCACCGGGACGGCACCGGCAAGGCGGAGCACAGCGGCCCGGAACACCGCGGATGCAACCGCGGCGCGGGAATGGCCATGCTCACCGACGCACGGCGCGAGCTGATACGACAGCGACGGTTGTCGAAGTGCTTCAGCGCTGACATCGACGACATCTAGTGTTCGCAGTGGACACTGGGTAGGTCCACTAAAGACAGACAACCATCAATCAAGTTCGGGAAGGCATCGACTTTTTTAGATGTTTGGCCGAGGTGTGACACTGTCAGGTGGTCGGATTTACATACAGCATCGTCTATGTCCGCTTTGTTCCCGATCTTGGAATGGCCACCTTCCCAGTACCGCTCTGGGAACAAAGCGGACATAGACCAAAGTGACGCTAACCATCTAGATGTCTCTATGTCTAGTGCTACGCGGTTCACGGTGGCCGGGCATCCACAGATTTGATTGGCTATTATGGACGGTTCGTGGTAGGATGGGGCCATGGAACCCTCGGTGATCACCCGCCCCCGCCGGCCCCGGGCCGCGATGGTCGCGGCTCATGAGTCGGCGGCTGCTGTGTTCGCCGCGCTGGAGCCGGGTACGGAGCTGCTGTGTCTGACCCACGGTCAGTTTTCGCTGGTGGATGCGTTGACGGCGATCTTAGACCGGACCGGGCCGGCGGATGTGGCGGTCTCGACCTGGTCGGCAGCGAAGGCCGACCTGCTGCATGCGGAGAAGTTCCTGGCGGATGGCCGTATCCGCTCGCTGCGGTTCGTGGTTGACCGGTCGTTCGCGACCCGGCAGCCGGATTACTGCGCGACGCTGGTCAAGCTGTTCGGCCCGGAGTCGATCCGGTCGACGGCGCTGCACGCCAAGTTCGCCGTGGTCAGCAACGACGCGTGGCACGTGGCGGTGCGGACGTCGATGAACCTGAACGAGAACCGGCGGATGGAGTACGTCGAGGTCTCCGACGACGCCGAGGTGGCCGGGTTCTTCCTGGCGCTGGTTGACGAGCTGTTCACCGGGGTCGCGGCCGGTGACATGAACAACTACGGGATGCCGGACGCCGGCGGCCGGTTCGCGCCGGCGCCGCGGTTGTCGGGGACGAACGCGGCGGAGCTTGAGGCGACTCTGGCGGAGCTGCGGCGGATGGGTCGGCTGGAGCGGGTCGACTCGGCCCGGGTCCAGATGGCCCGGTCGATGGCGTCGGTCCTGGACGATGACCCGGCGGCGGCGGCGTTGTGGCGGCAGTACCGGGAGGTGATGGGGGAGCTGACGGCTGATGACGGCGATTCTGGCGAGGCAGACCGCCTCATCGCTGAGTTGTCCGCCCCGGTTCTCGACACGCCGCCGGCCTGAGCGGGCGACGTTCGGCCACGAGCTGGCGGCGGTTGCCGACCGGCTGGCTCAGCCGTTCATGCCGTGGCAGCGGTATGTGGCCGATGTCGGGTGTGAGGTCGACCCGGCGACCGGGTTGCCGGCCTACCGTGAGGTGGTCGTCACAGTACCTAGGCAGCAGGGGAAGACGACCCTGTTCCTGTCGTGGCAGATCAACCGGTGCAACTCGGCGCGCTGGTCGCATCCGCAGCGGTCGGTGTTTACCGCCCAGTCGGGTAAGGACGCCCGGGACAAGTGGCTGGATGAGCTGTTTCCGCTGATCCGTAACTCGGCGATCGCCCGGCTGGTCTCCCGCAAGGGTAAGCGGTTGGAGATCAACGAGGGGATGGGTAACGAGTCGGTCCGTTGGGCCACCGGGTCGTTGATCCGGCTGTTGTCGACCTCGGCGAGCTCGGGCCACTCGAAGTCCATCCACCAGGCGGTGATGGATGAGATCTGGCATGACGCGGATGAGCGGCGGGAGCAGGGTCTGCGGCCGGCGATGATCACGGTTCCGGATGCCCAGTTGCTGGTTTGCTCAACGGCCGGCACGGACGCGAGTGTGATCCTTAACCGGAAGGTGGAGGCGGGCCGCGCGGCGACGGTGGCTGATGTCGGCTCGGGCGTGGCGTACTTTGAGTGGTCGGCGCCGGACAAGTGGGACCCGGCGGATGAGGCTTCGTACTTCGGGTTCATGCCGGCGCTGTGCCCCGATCCGCCGTGCCGGTGCGCTCCGGCGGGGCAGCGGTGGCGGCACACGGTGACGATGGACGCGATCCGCTCGGAGCGGGCGGCGATGGAGCCGGCGGAGTTCGCGCGGGCGTACGGAAACCGGAAGACTTCGCGGATGCTGCAGGGTGTGATCACAGAGGCGCAGTGGCGGGCGTTGCAGGACCCGGGTTCGGCCCGGGTGGGTGACGTGGCCATCGGCGCGGATGTGGATCCGCTGCGTGAGTTCGGTTCGGTGGCGGTGTTCGGGCTGCGCGCCGACGGGCTGGGTCATGGGCATCTGGTGGATTACCGGCCGGGTGTGGATTGGCTTCCGGGGCGGCTGGCGGAGCTGCGGGAGGCGTTGGACCCGATCGGGGTGGCGTTGGGCCGTGGCACCTACGAGAGTCTGCGGGATGACCTGGCCGATGTCGGCCTGTCGGTGCCGGAGGTGCCGGAGGAGCCGTGTCGGGGTGATGTGGCGGTGATGACTCCGATGACGATGGCGGCGGCGTGCGGGCAGATGATCGACGCGGTGAAGCAGTGTTCGCTGCGGGTGCGGCCGTCCAAGCCGCTGGATGATTCGGCGGCGGTGGGTCAGGTGCGGCAGGGTGCTGACACTGTGGCGTGGTCGCCGCGGGTGTCGGGTGGTCAGATCGGTCCGATTGTGTCGTTGACGTTGGCGCGGTGGCTTCACGGCGCGTGGGGTGAGCTGGTGGCCGAGGCCGATTATGACGTGCTGCAGAGCTTCTACTGAGGAGAGTCGATGGCCATGGGCGACGGAAACCTTGTCCTGGTCGATGGACACGCTGAGACGCTGACCAAGCGGATCGACCTGGCGTTGATCGCCCAGGGGTATCCCGAGGAGTGTGTGACGTGGGTGTGCGACGGGCACCGGCGGCACTGTAACCGGATCGGCACGGACCACGAGGTTCACGCCTGCTTCTGGTGTGACCATGCGTGAGCTGATCAAGGACGCGATCACCGACACGCTCGACGCGCTGGGCCTGCTGGCGGTGGCTGCCGGTGTCGGTGCCGGGGTGGCTGCGTGGCTGGGCTGGTGGGGTCTGGCGGTGGCCGGCGGTGTGTTGCTGGCCGGTTCGGCGTTGGCTGAGCGGATGGGTGGTGGTGGACGGTGAGCCTGTTCTCCCGCCACCGCCGTACGTCGAAGATCGACGGTCCGACGTTTGACGGGGACATCCCGCGGCGGCCGTCGTCGTCAGACCGCCGGGGCGTGGTGGCGGTGACGTCGGACTCGGCGATGCGCCACTCGGCGGTGTGGGCGTGCCTGCGCATCCGCGCCGACCTGGTCTCGACGTTCCCGTGCGACACGTTCCGGCGGGTCAAGGGGCTGCGGCCGGTGGAGGTGCCCAAGCCGCCGGTGTTGGTCGATCCGGGTGGTGAGCGGTGGGACTACCAGGACTGGATGTATGCCAGCCAGGTGGACCTGGACCGGGCCGGCAACGTGCTCGGGCTGATCACCGACTGGGACGGGAATGGCAAGCCGGCGCGGATCGATCTGCAGGGTCTGGGTGACTGGACGGTGCGGGAGGTCGCCAAGTCCGGGGAGCTGCGTTACCGGGTGAAGGGTAAGGAATACACCGCCGATCAGGTGTGGCATGAGCGGCAGTACGTCGTGGCTGGTCTGCCGGTGGGCCTGTCGCCGATCGCGTACGCGGCCTGGTCGGTGTCGGAGTACCTGTCCGCGCAGCAGTTCGCCCTGGACTGGTTCGGCGGCGGCGCGGTTCCCAAGGCCCATGCGAAGAACACCGCCCGGACTCTCCAGCCGGGTGAGGCGGCGGCGCTGAAACAGCGGTACCGGGAGACGCTGGACCACGGCGATCTGCTGGTCACCGGCCGGGACTGGGACTACAACCCGCTGCAGGCCGAGAAGATGGGCATGGAGTGGTTGGAGGGCCGGAAGTACGGCCTGGCCGACATCTGCCGGTTCCTGGGTGTGCCGGCTGACATGGTCGAGGCGGCGGTCAGCGCCGGCGGCAGCGTCCGGTACGAGAACATCACCAGCCGGCATCTCGACTTCCTGATCCTGCACCTTGGCCCGGCGGTCAACCGGCGCGAGAAGAACCTGACCAAGCTGCTGAGCGCGCCCCGGTTCGTCAAGCTGAACACCGACGCGCTGTTGCGGATGGACCCGGAGAAGCGCGCTCAGATGATGGACGAGGCGATCGAGCACCGTCGGATGACGGTGACCGAGGCGCGGGAGTTGGACAACCGGCCTCCGTTGACGCCTGAGCAGGAGGAGGAGTTTGTGCGCCTGTTCGGTGTGCCGCGGGCGTCCGCGGAGACGACGGTCCGGGATGAGCGTGCGGAGCCGGAGCGGTGGGAGCGGGTGTCACCCTGGTCGGCTGTGCCGGCGCCACGGCCGCCACGATTCGAGGATGTGAGCTGAGTGACCGAGAGCATCCACGTTCGCCGGCTGCAGGGGCTGAAGGACCGGACCGCGGCGCGGATCATCGCCCGGGCCCAGCGGGAGGGCCTGAGCGTGGCCCAGCTGGGACAGGTGCGGCTGCCGTGGTATGCGATCCGCAACCAGGCCGAGGGCGATGACGGGCCGGCCACGGTGTGGATCTACGACGAGGTCGGCGGGTCGTTCGGGGTGGAGGCGGAGCAGTTCGCCCGAGACCTTGACGAGATCCAGGCCCGGGAGATCCTGGTGCGGGTCAACTCGCCGGGCGGGTCGGTGTTCGACGGGATCGCCATCTACAACAGCCTGCGGCAGCACCCGGCGCGGATCGTGGTGTCGGTGGACTCGCTGGCCGCCAGCATCGCCAGCGTGATCGCGATGGCCGGTGACGAGGTGCGGATGCACCCGGGCAGTCAGATGATGATCCACGACGCGCTGGGGGTGGAGCGTGGTCAGGCCGCCGACATGGCGAAGATGTCCACGTTCCTGGACCGGCAGAGCGACAACATCGCCGGGATCTACCGCCGTCGGGCCGGCGGGACGAATGCGGACTGGCGTGAGCTGATGCTGGCCGAGACGTGGATGTTCGACCACGAGGCGGTGGAGTTCGGGCTGGCCGATGCGGTGGTGGAGGACGAGCCGGCGCCGGATGTGGAGCTTGAGGAGCGGATGGGTCACCGGCACGAGCTGCGGGACTTCCGCTATGCCGGTCGGCGTGCCGCGCCGGCTCCGCGGCGGCGGACCGCGGCCAGGCCTGAGAAGCGGACGGAGGGGGCCATGCCGGTGATGATGGCGCGGGCCAGCAGCGACGCGGAGCGGCGGCAGGCAGCCGCCGCGCGTACGGAGGCGGTCGGTGACCGGTCGGGGCGGGTGGCCCGGCGGGCGGCGCCGGTGGGTGTGGGCGCGTCGCGGATGGCCGGGTTCCCGGCCCGGATGCGCGCGGAGCTGGTGGAGCACAACGGCCAGCGGCGCTACCACCTGGAGGGTCACGCGAGCGTGGTCGAGCAGCCCTACGAGATGTGGGACAGCTTCGGCCCGTACATGGAGATCATCGAGCGCGGGGCGTTCGACCGGACGCTGGCGGCCGGCCCGGACGTGGCGTTCCTGGTCAACCACCGGGGCGTGACGATGGCGCGGACCACGAACGACACGCTGCGGCTGGAGATGGACGACCCCGGGCTGAAGACGGACGCCTGGCTGAACCCGAAGCGTCAGGACGTCTCGGACCTGGTCACTGCGGTGGAGGACAAGGACGTCACCGAGATGTCCTTTGCTTTCATGCTCGCCGATGGTGCCGGTCGCTGGAATGAGGACTTCAGCGAGTTCCGAATCAGTGAGGTGGACATCGACCGTGGCGACGTCAGTGCGGTGAACTACGGCGCGAACCCGTACACCGACGTCAGCGCGCGCTCCCGGGAGGTGCTGTCCGACCTGGACCACCTGCCGGCCGGTGCCGCCCGGGCGGCGGTGGCCCGTCTGCAGGCCCGCTCCGACGTGGCCGGGACTAAGATCGTGGACGTGGCGGCCGAACTGGAGCCGCCGGCCCCGGAACAGCCGAAGGGCCGCAGCATCGCCCACGTTCGGGCGCTGCTGGAGATGGAAGACGACTGACCGGCAGTCAGACCGGCAGGCAGTACCGGCATTCAGACCGGACCTTTACCAGCACCGCGGACAGCGAGCCGACACTCAGATCGGTGGCCCATCCGCCGAAAGCGCATGCCAGCAGTCACATCGGCGGCGCGCGGCGGGCGCGGAGCAGCCGACAAGCTGACTCTGTAGGAGACCGATCATGGCTAGGACAATCGAAGAGGCCATTCTGTCCATCGAGGTGGAGGAAGAGCAGGCGATCAAGCGGCGCGAGCGTGCGGCTGCCGAGATCAAGAGCATCCTCGACCGTGCCTCGTCCGACGGGCGGGCGAACCTGACCCAGGAAGAGGACTCGGACATCAAGGCCGCGCAGCGGCGGCGCGACCAGGCAAAGCAGGATCTGGTCGGCATCAAGTCGAAGCTGGCCATCGCCCGGGAGGCCCAGGAGGCCGAGCGGGAGATCGAGGCCGGGCTGCAGGAGCGGACCGCGGACCCGAAGACCACGGCGGGCGCGCGGCCGGCATACGACCGGGTCGCCCGGGTGGGGTCGGAGGAGCGGACGTATCACAAGGGCAACTGCCGGGGTGGCCGGGAGTTCCTGATGGACGTGACCCGGAACTTCCTGTACCAGGACCCGAGTGCACAGGTGCGGCTGGCCCGGCACATGTCCGAGGAGCGGGTCGAGCGCGGGCAGTACCTGGAGCGTGCGACCGGCACCGGCGCGTTCGCCGGCCTCACCGTGCCCCAGTACCTGACCGAAATGTTCGCGCCGGCGGTCGCGGCTCGGCGGCCGTTCGCGGACGCGATGACCTCGCTGCCGCTGCCGGCAAGTGGGATGACCGTGAACATCAGCCGGATCACCACGCCCAGCTCGGCGGCCCTCCAGGCCAACGAGAACGACGCGGTGAGCGAGACCGACATGGACGACACGCTGCTGACTGAGAACGTGCAGACCGCAGCCGGTCAGCAGACGGTCAGCCGGCAGGCGATCGACCGGGGCACCGGCATCGAAGAGGTCACCATGCGGGACCTGCAGCGCCGGTACGCGACGAACCTGGACAGCACGATCATCAACCAGGCGACAACCGGTCTGCTGGCAGTGGCGACTGACATCACGTACACCGACGCGGCACCGACCGGTGCCGACTTGTACCCGAAGATCCTGCAGGGTGCGGCGGCGTCGGAGGCTGCGCTGCTTGGGCAGGCCGACCCGGATGTGGTGGTCATGCACTCGCGGCGGTGGTACTGGCTGCAGTCGCAGATGGTGTCGACCTGGCCGCTGATCGGGCAGCCGGCCATCGACCCCCGCCACGGCGGGGAGAACCTGGCCGAGACGTACGGCTCCGGCTTCCGCGGAATCCTGCCGTCGGGAATGCGGGTGATCGTGGACAACAACATCCCGATCAACATCAGCTCCACCCAGGACACGGTGGTGGTGGTGCCACGTGACGAGTCGTTCCTGTGGGAGGACCCGGACGCGCCCCAGTTCATCCGCGCCGAGCAGGCCAAGGCAGCCAACCTCGGTGTGCTGCTGGTGCTGTTCGGTTACTTCGCCTACACCATGAGGCGGTACGCCAACTCGCACCAGCAGATCGTCGGCAGCGGGCTGACCACGCCGGTGTTCCAGGGCGTCGAAACCTGACCTAGATCGGAGTGAGGCCGAGGGGTTGCATGCCCCTCGGCCTCAGCCGACCCCCCCAGTCCATTCAGGAGGCCCTAAGCCATGCCAGACCAGCGAGCTATCACCCTGGGCAAGGTCGTCAGGGCGGCGACCACGACCTCACCGGCGTATCCGGCGCCGACGGTGACCGAGCTTGACCCGGCGACCGGTGCCGCCGCGGGCGGTACGGCGATCGCCCTGACCGGTACCGGCCTGTCGGGTGCGGTGGCGGTGCTGTTCGACGGTGTTCCGGGTACGGCGCTGTCGGTGGTCAGTGACGGCGAGGTGGCGGTGACCAGTCCCGCGCACAGCGCCGCGACCGTCGATGTGGTGGTGGTGACACCCGGCGGTGCGGTCACCGAGACCGACGGCTACGAGTTCACGTAGGAGGACCGATGGGCAAGGAACCGACGCACATCGTGCAGGCCCGGGGGGAGCTGGCGAACGCGAAGGCGTACGGCCAGCGTGACCGGGTCCGCGCGGCGGAGAAGGTGCTGGCGGCGGCCGGGGTGCGTAAGGCTGCCGCCGCCGATGAGCCGGAGGCGCGCGTGCGGGCGCCGGAGGGCCGCAGCGCTGTCCCTCGGGTGACCGCCGACAACGCCACGGTGCGGGAGTGGGCGGCGCGTGCCGGCTACGAGGTGTCAGCTCGGGGGAAGATCCCGGACGACGTGCTGACCGCGTACTCCCGGGCGCATGGGGGTCAGTGATGGAGCCGGCGAAGGTGACCGCGCGGATTGACCTGTCGCTGGCTGGGGTGGGCGAGCCGGAGCCGGAGCCGGAGCCCACCGACCAGCCCGAGCCTGAGGAGGAGACCTGTGAGTGACACAAGGCTGCGCGCTACAGCGATCGCGGTCGCGACGGTCCTTATGGTGGTACTGGTTGGCGGCCTGTCTTGGGCGTCCATCCCAGACTCGACCACCGGGGAAATCACGGGCTGCTACAGCAACGCCAACGGGTCGCTCCGGGTCATCGACGCCGAAGCGGGCGCCGTCTGTAGCGGGACCGAGACCGAGGTCGTCTGGAGTCAAGCTGGCCCTCCCGGCCCGGGTGTCGCTGAGCCTCAGGTTGTCACCAGCGAGGTGGTCATCCCGGCCGGCGCCAGGGAGACCCGCATAGCTCATTGCCCAACCGGAACCCGGCTGATCAGCGGTGGTCACTCGCTGTCTGGGCTTCCGACTGCTACCGGCAGCGCCACAATCGGGACTTCTGCCCCGGGCCTAGCGCCTCCATTCGGGAACAACAGCACCGACCGGTGGACCATCGACGTCATTAACCACGGATCGACGTCGATCACGGCCACGGCTCACGCCCTGTGTGTCTCAACCCAGGAGTAGAACATGTCTGATCCGATTCTGCTGAACGTCTTAGCCGATGCGGCTGGGCTGAACCTGGAGTCCGCCTGGTATGCCATCGGCGATGGCGACACGGGCGGTGACCAGGTGTCCAACGAGCGGCTGGCACCGACGTACAACGCCGCGTCCGGTGGGGTTGCCGCGCTGAACGCGACCCTGTCGTTCACCGGCGCCGGCTCGGCGACTGCGTCTCACCTGCTGGTGTTCGACGACGAGACCGCCGGGGCGTTCCGGTTCGCGCGGCCGCTTTCGGGAGACCCGACCTTCAATTCTGCAGGCGAAATCGACCTCACCGCCGCGCCGATCACGGTGACCTAGGCGGATATCACGATGCAGGTGCCCCGGCGCTGCGGAGACAGCCCGGGGCTTGGCCAACCTAACCAGGAGGTTGACGTGGCCCAACTTACACGCTGCCCGGATTGTGGCTACCGGAGTGCCGGGCAGGCCGACCTACGAAGGCACCGTGCCGATGCACACGGCCGCGTGTGCACTATCCAGGGATGCGAGACACCGGAGATCTCGCGGGGCTGGTGTCCGATGCATTGGCGGCGGTGGCGCCTCTATGGCGATCCGAGTCGGCGGCCTGGGCAGGCTCGCGAGAACGGCCCCAGCTGGAGCGGCGATGATGTCAGCTATCAAGGCGCGCACAAACGGCATCAGAAAGTCCTGGCTGGCCGACCGTGCGCCAGCCAGGATGGCTCGTGCCAAGGTCGTTTAGAGATAGCTCTCAATCATGCGACCAATGAAGCCCGGCTTCGGCTTGATAGCAGAGCAAGGCTCCTCTTCTCTGTGGATGAGCGGGATTATCTGGTGCTGTGCGTCTCGCATCACCGCAGGTATGACCATTCGCATTCGTGGGTGTCGGCGGGTTTCACCGCCGCGCCGATCACCGTCACCTAAGGAGGAACCGTGGCCGCTGGATTCAAGGCGCTGCTCACGAAGGACCAGATCAACACGAGGATCGGCGGGATCTCGGTGCGGCTCCGGGAAGTGTTCGATGAGATCGAACAGTTCAACGCCTTCTTTCAGGCCGAGGGCGTGGCCGGGCTGGTTGCCAACTTCGACTTTGACCCGACCGACACGGTCAACGCACCCGACGCGAACCTCGTCGGGACGGTGAGCAACCGGTACGAGCTGCTGCGGCAGGTCTACCTGGGCGCCCAGACTGTGGACCCTGCCGTGAACTTCCGGGAGTTCGCGCCGCCGGTCGAGGCGCTGCGGTAGGGCCTGACCGGTGCCGACCGTCCGGCGGCTGGACGCCGACGACGCTGTCGTCTTTGCCGCCGGGCTAGGCGGCGTCGACAGCTTCGCCTTCGGCGCGCTCGCGTTCTTGTTCCGGCCGCTGGCCGCCTACGACTCGACCAACCGGACGCTGCTGGCGGCCTACGATTCGACTGGCGCCCAGGTTGGGAAGATCGGTCTCAGCTCGGCTAACAAGGTTCAGTGGTTCACCGGCGGTTCGGGCGGCAACGGTCCGACCGTCACCGCCGGTGACTGGCACGCGCTGATAGTCCGCAAGGTCACCGGAACGGCGCAAGTCCGGTTCAGCCTCCTGAACGTTGCCAGCGGTTGGACCCACGTCGACACCGCGGGTACGTTCGCCGACTGGACAGCGCCGACCGGTGGGACCTGGAGCACGTCCGACATCACGTTTGGCTGGGGTCCGGGCAGCGACTACGCCGCGGTGGCGGTCTGGGCCAACGTGCTGCCGTGGGCGGCTGACCCGTTCGGTGACGCCGAGATCGAGGCGGCCGGGCTGGAAGACCACCTCAACAACTGGCGGGACGCGGCCCCGACGGCAGGGTGGGCGTTCTTCCAGCCCGACGTCAACGTCAACATCGAGGACTGGACTCTCGACCGGGCCGACGAGATTTCGGTTGCTGTCGGCGCCGCGGTGGACGCGACCGACCTGGATTTCCAGTATGAGGACACCGGCCTCACCATCGTCTCGCGTAACTTCCTGCGCAACACCCAGGACGAGCCGGGCGCTGGCGGCACGGTCTTTGACCTGTCGGAGGACCCGGGCACCGCTACCACGCTCGGATCGGGTAGCACGTCATCCGGCGGCTACACGAAGATGCTCGAATGGGTGCGGACGGTGGGGACCGCGGTCGGCTCGGCCACGATCGCCACCCAGCTTCAGGTCACCGCCGTGTCCGCGGCCACCCTGGCCTACAAGTGGCAGGTCCACCGTTACAACTCGGCCGGGGTGCTTCAGGCTGACTCCGACTTCTCCGGCGAGCACAACACCGTCGGGATCAAGGTTGCGACGCTGACCCTGGGCACGACTTGGTCGGCTGGTGACCGGCTGGGGTACTCGCTGTGGCTGCGCAAGGCCAGCGGCGGCGGCAGCCGGAACATCACCATCGCGGTCAACGACCCCGACTCGTGGGCCGAGTTCGAGGTGGCGGTCATACCTCCCGCCACCGTCACCGCCTCGATCCCGCTGGCCGTCGCGGTGGCGCCGGCTGTGGCCGCCGACCACGCAGTCACCGCCGACATCCCGGTGGCTGTGGCGGTCGCCCCGACCGTCGCGGCGCCGAGCGCCACCGGGCTGGTCTCCGGTGAGGTGTCCATCAACCCCGCGACGCTGAGCTGCGCCGTGGGTGAGCGGCTGGTCTGTATCGCCTGGTCCCGCGGTGGTGGCACCAGCTTCGGGGTGACGCCCAACGCTGGCGGGTCCAGCTGGACCAACCGGGTGGTCGAGGCGACACTGCCGACGAACGACTTGGCCCGCCGGTCGGTGGGCGTGGCCGAGCTGGTGCCCGCGTCCGAGGTGGTCGCCGGGGTGTTCACGGCGGCCTGGTCGGGCGATGCCACGGATGCGATCTGGCTGCGGGTCCAGGAGGGCGGCAGCTTCGGGTTCGCCGCCGCTGCGGTGGCCGACTCCGACACCAGCTTTGTGACCAGCCTGGCCACCGGAAACACGGCGAGCATCCCGGCCGGGGACCTGCTGCTGGTCGCCGCCGCGGTGATCCGCGACGGTGGTGCGACCGGCACCACCTGGGCCAACGTGGACATCAACCCGGGGCTGGTCGGCGGCGGCAGTCTGTTGCTGGACGGCTACGCGGGCAAGGGCGCCGGCGGCAACGGCGGCGTGGCCGGGTACCTGATCCTGGACGGGCAGGGCGCCGGGGTCCGCGCGGACACGCTCACCCTGCCCGGTGGTGACGCGGCCAAACAGATCAGCGTGGCGCTGGTGGTGTGGTCCACCGGCGTGACCGCCACGCCTCAGGTGACCGCTGCTATCCCGCTGTCGCTGGCGGTCGGCGCGGCTGCTGAGGCCGTCCACCAGGCGAGCGCCGACGTTGGTCTGGCGGTCACGGTCGCCGGTGTCGTCGAGGCGGACCATGCCGTTACCGCGGCTGTGCCGCTCAGCCTGGCGGTTGCGGCAACGGTCGACGCACCGGCTGGCGCCAGTGAGGCGACCGCGGGTATCGGCCTGTCGGTGGCCGTCGCCGGCACAGCCCAGGCCGTCCACCAGGTGACCGCCGACGTCCCACTGGCGGTCGCCACCGCTGCCACCGCCACCGCCGTGCATCAGGTCACCGCCGCGGTTCCGCTCCAGCTGGGCGTGGACGCGGTCGTCGTCGCGCCGGTGGTCGGCGCGCCCAGCCAGGTCACCGCGGCTGTGCCGCTGAGCCTGGCCGTGGTCGCCACCACAGCAACCACCTACCAGGCGGCCGCCGGGATTCCGCTGGCGCTGGCGGTCGCGCCGGTGGTCGAGGCGCCCGAGGTGGTGCTTCCCGGGCAGGTCGGTGCGACGATCCCGCTCGCCCTGTCCCTGGTTGCCACCACGACGACCGGCTACCTGGCCACGGCTGCGGTGCCGCTGTCTGTGGCGGTTGGCGCGGTCGGTGGCGCCGACCATGCGGTGGTCGCCGACGTGCCGCTCGGCCTGGCGCTGGCTGCGACGGTGGCCGCGTTCGACCCGACCCGACCCGGGACCGCCACGGCCGTGGCGGTCCGTACCGCCAGCGTCACCGTCATCGCCCAGCGGGTGCCGACCTCAGGAGGTGTCACGTGATCGATCTCGGCGACCCTTATCAGGTTGCGGTCGCGATCCGCGACTCGGCCGGTGCGCTGACCAACCCGGCCACCGCCACGCTGACGATCACCCTGCCGGACGGAACCCCCGTCACCCCGTCGGTGCCGGCACCGACCGAGACCGGCATCCTGCGGGTCGACTACCAGACCGTTCAGGCTGGGCCTCACCGGTGGCGGCTGACCACCACCGGCCCGGTGACCGCGCACAGCGACATGTTCGACGTCCGCGACGCCGCTCCAGCGTTGCTGTTCAGCCTGGCGGACGCGAAGAAGCACCTGAACATCCCACCCGACCGGACCACCGACGACGAGGAGCTGCGCCTGTTCGTCGAGGCCGTGACCGAGGTGGTCGAACGGGATCCGGAGTGGGGTGTCGGCCCGGTGGTGGCGCGGACCTACGTCGACCGGATCCACCCGTGTGACACCCGGGCGCTGCTGCTGCGGCACCGGCCGGTGCTGTCGCTGGTCTCGGTGGTTGCGGTGTTGGACGGCGGCACCGACTACGACCCGGCCGACCTCGACATCGACCAGGACGCCGGCATCGTGATCCGCAAGGCCTCACGCGGCCTGTGGTTCACCGGCGGGCCGTGGGATGTCACCTACCTGGCCGGGCGGCGGCAGGTGCCCGCGAACATCAGCCACGCCGGGCGGATCATCCTTCAGCACATCTGGTCGACCCAGCGGTCCCGTGACATCCGCCGGCCGCCGGCGGCGCTCGCGTCGGACATGACTGAGGTGCGTGGCGGCGGGATGACGTTCTCGGTGCCACGCCGGGCGGTGGAGCTTCTCGGCGCCGACGCGCAGGCCGGCGGATTCGCCTGATGAGCACCATCCCGGCGGTGTTGGACGCGTTGGTGGCTGCGGTGCGGGCGGTGATGCCGGACGTGCAGGTGTGCGACGGGCAGCCGGCGGAGGACCTGGCCGATGAGGTGGTGGTGGTCGGCTGGCAGATGGAGCGGGCGGCCGTGTCGGTGGACTGGCACCGGCAGGACGCCGGCGGCATGGTCGACCGGGAGATCTACGACGTGGCCGGGCTGATCTCCGTGGTCACCGGCGACACGACCACCAAGCCGGTCCGGGACCGGGCTTTCGAGCTGTGGGACCTGCTGGCGGCCGAGCTGCGCCGGGATCCGACCCTGGGCGTGGCGGGTGTGATGCGGGCGCGGCCGTTCGTGGCCGCGTTCGATCAGGTTCAGACCTCAGGTGATGACGTGTCGGCCGGTGGTGCGTCGGCGACGATCTCCTGGGTGGTCCTGGTCGACGCCTTCGACGGGGGCTGAGCGTGCCGGTCACCGGGGTTAGTGAGCTGCGGCGGCTGATCGTGGACCTGGGTGCGTTGCCGGCCGACATTCGCCGGGAGTTGGCGCCCGAGTTTGTGCGCGCCGCGCAGCCGATCCTGGCCGACGCGCGGGGCCGGGCCGACTGGTCGACGCGGATTCCCGGGGCGTTGCGGGTGCGGGCGTCGCGGTCGCGGAAGCGGCCGGGTGTGCAGTTCGTGGTGTCGGCTGCTCTGGCCGAGCATGCGCGGCTGTACGAGTTCGGCCCGTTCCGCCATCCGGTGCACGGGCACCGGGACCGGTGGGTGACCCAGGACGCCCGGCCGTTCCTGTTGCCGGCGATCCGGGCGGGCCGGGGCGGGTTTGTCCGGGCGGCTGACCGGGCGGTGGTAACGGCGGCGCGTAGACGGGGCTGGCGATGATCAGGAGGAGAGCATGGCGACTGTGAGCACGGAGCCGGTCCCGACGACTGGCCTTGAGGCGACCGCGAACGCGGCCACCGGTGGCGCCGGCGACAAGGTGCGGCCCGACAGCATCATCCGGGTCATCAACGCCTCGGTCAGTTCGGTGACCCTGACCATGGTCACGCCCCAGACTGTGGACGGCGACCTGGCGGTGGCTGACCGGACGGTGGCGGTGCCGGCCGGCGAGGCCCGGTACATCCGGGCGACCGCCACCTACCGGAACCCGGCCGATGGGCTGGTGACGCTGACCTGGTCTGCGACCAGCTCGGTCACGTTCGAGGTGATTTCCTGATGGCCTGGATCACCCACCCTCAGCTCGACGGGCGGCTGGTGGAGGTGCCTGACTCCGCGGTGATGGTGTGGGCCGCCGCCGGCTGGCAGGAGGCCGACCCGCCGGCACCGCCGACGCCACCCGAGCAGACGGCCGCCGCGCCGCGGCGACGTAGCAAGAGCCAGCCGGCCGGACCGGCATCGACCACTGAGGAGTAGCAATGCCAGCCACACCGATCACCGCGGCGGTCCGGTACATTCACCCCGGCGTGTCCAAGATGTATTTCCTGACCGCTATCGCGGCGGCGACCACCCTGCAGGCGACCCGGGTCGAGCTGGACGCCGGTACCGACCTGTCTCCGGAGCTGCGGGCCAGCTCCGGGTGGAACGTGTCGAGCAACATCGTCGATGCGCCGGACGCCGGCTCTGAGTTCACCAGCAAGGTGATCGGTCGGACTACGGCCGAGAACTCGACCGCCACGTTCTACATGACGAAGACCGGCGCGGACGCGCTGCGTGCCCTGCTTCCCCGGGGTACGACCGGGTTCGTGGTCTTCTGCTGGGGCGGTGACGTCCAGAACAACCTGGCCGACACGTTCCCGGTGACCGTCGCCAGCGCGGCCAAGTCGGTGGACCTGGCCGGGGAGGACCCGGCCAACGTGGTGGTGTCCTTCGCGATCACGCGGACGCCGGCCATCGACTGGGCGCTGCCGGCGCTGGTCTGATGGCCCAGCGTAAGAAGTCGGCCGGGGCTGGCCGCAGCCAGCGGGACCGGCTGCTGGCCCGGCCCCGGCCGTCGCTGCCGTACCCGATCCGCGTCACCGACCCGACCGAGGCGCGGCAGCGGTTGGCGGAGGTGCAGCAGCACGCGCGGCAGGCGCTGCTACGTCACGACAAGGATTCGCCGGAGTACCGGGCCGCCCAGGAGCGGGTGGTCGAGGCTGAGGCGGTCGTTGACGCCTGCTACGCGACGGTGACGATCACCGCGCTTCACCCGGCCGCCTACGAGGCGCTGAAGGCGGAGCACCCGCCGAAGTCGGGGCCTGAAGGGGATGGCGACCCGGCGGACGTGGAGGTCGACACGTTCGTGCCTGCGGTGTTGGCGGCGGGAACCGACGCGGGGATGTCGGCCGAGGACTGGGCCGCGTTCCTGGCTGAGCACTGCTCGGACGGGGAGCGTCAGGAGCTGCGGGTGCTGGTGCTCGGCCTGAATGAGCGGGCCCGGTTCGTGGATTCGGTGGTGCTCCCAAAAGGCTTGACCGGGATGCCCAGCTGGCCCTTGAGCTGAGGGTCTGCCGGGCCTACCAGATCCCCCACTCGGCGTTTCTGTCCTGGTCGGCCGACGACCGGGCTAAGGCGATCTGGGAGTTCGTCCGCTCGGCGGAAACCTGCCCGGGCTGCGGCACCCGGGCGGCGGAGTGGCGCCCGGAGCTGGGTGGGCACCCGGCGGCGCATCTGCCGAAGTTGGAGCTGTGCCACGGCTGCGAGCAGCTGGAGAACATGCGCGCGTCGTTGGCGCACCGTGACCCGGCCGAGGTGCGTGGGGTGCACGTGAGGCTGGTCCGCAACGAGGAGGTGCGCCGTGCCGGGAACGATGCGGCGTGACCTTGTCATCAACGTTGAGGCCGACACCGGTAAGACCGCCCAGGAGCTAGAGAAGGCCAAGCGGGCAGCGAACGCGTACGAGCGGGAGCTGCGGAAGCTGGAGCGGCAGCAGGCCAAGGTCGACGCGGCGATGACCAAGGTCGGCCGGGGGATGCTGGTCGCCGGTGCGGCCATCGCGGCCGGGCTCGGACTGGCGGTGAAGGCCGCCATCGACTGGGAATCCTCCTGGGCCGGGGTGCTGAAGACGGTGGATGGCACCGATGAGCAGATGGCTGCGCTGGAGAAGGAGATCCGTGGCCTGACCGCCGTGTTGCCGGCGACCCACGCGGAGATCGCGGCGGTGGCTGAGGCGGCCGGCCAGTTGGGTATCCAGCGTGAGAACGTGGCCGGCTTCACCCGCGTCATGATCGACATGGGGGAGTCGACCAACCTCGCCGCGACCGACGCGGCGACCGCGCTGGCGCGAATGATGAACATCATGGCGACCGCGCCGGAGGATGTCGACCGGCTCGGCTCCACGATCGTGGACCTGGGTAACAAGTCGGCGACCACCGAGGCTGAGATCGTGAGCATGGCGCTGCGGCTGGCCGGTGCCGGTAACCAGATCGGCCTGACTGAGGCCGACGTCCTCAGCTTCGCGGCGGCGCTGTCCAGTGTGGGTATTCCGGCCCAAGCCGGCGGTACGGCGGTCAGCCGCGTGTTCCTGGAGATCGACTCCGCGGTGCGGGCCGGTGGTGACGCCCTGGATGTGTTCGCCCGTACGGCTGGGATGACCGCGGAGCAGTTTGTCCGGGCCTACCAGCAGGACGCGGCCGGCGCGATCGCCGCGTTCGTGACCGGGCTCGGCCGGATCCAGGCCGAAGGCGGTGACGTCAACGCGGTGCTGGGTCAGCTGGGGCTCACGGAGATCCGGGTCTCGGACGCGCTGCGCCGGCTGTCCGGCTCGGGTGACCTGCTCACCCGCTCGCTTAAGACCGGATCCCAGGCGTGGCAGGAGAACACGGCGCTGACCGAGGAGGCCGAGCGCCGGTACGGCACCGTTGAGGCTCGGCTGGCCATCGCACGCAACCAGGTCCAAGACTTCGCGATCAGCATGGGTCAGACGTTCCTACCGGCGGTCGGAGCGGCGGCGGACAAAACCGCTGCGCTGGCTGGGGTCATCGGCGGCCTGCCGGGGCCACTGCGGACCATGCTGGCGGTGCTCGCGCTGCTGACCGCCGGGTTGCTGCTGGCAGGCGGCACGGCGTTGATAGCCGTGCCGAAGATCCACCAGTTCCGTCAGGCCATGGACCAGATCGCCGCCAGCGGCGGCCGGGCCGCGGTCGCGGTCGGTGCCTTCCGGTCCGTGTCCGGTGGGGTGACGTCGTTCCTGGCCGGGCCGTGGGGTATCGCGCTGGGGGTGGCGGTCACCGCGTTGAGCGCCTACGCGGTGAGCCAGGCCAACGCCCGGGCGAAAGTCAAGGATCTGTCGACCACGCTGGACGACCAGACCGGGGCGGTCACCGACAACACCCGGGTCTGGCTTGCCAACGAGCTCGCGAACCGTAAGGCGACCGGCGTGTTCAGCGTGTCGGGCCGTGAGCTGAACGACTTCACTCAGAACCTGGAGCGGGCGAACGTCGGGATGGACGTGGCCGTCGATGCGGCACTCGGCGAGGCGGCCGCTCTCGACTTCCTGAACCAGCGGCTTGAGGCTGCCAAGCGTCACGAGGAGGAGCTGGGCGAGGGGATCGGGCTGGCCAGCTCTGAGCGGGGTAAGGCCCGGGCTGCGGCTGACTCCCAGCGGCGCGCCATCGAGGAGATCATCGAGGTCGTCCAGGATGAGGGCGCCCGGGTCGGCGACGCACAGAAGCTGCACGAGCTGCTGAACCAGGCCCGGGGCGAGGGCGCCGACAGCGCCCGGGAGCTGACCGAGCAGGAGCAGCGGCTGGTGGGCGCGTTTGAGGTGACCGCTGACACCGCCGGGGATCTGGCGGAGGGCATCAAGGAGCTGGACGAGGCGCTCGACGCCCTGTTCGTCGGCCTGTTCGACGTCGAGGAGGCTCAGGACGCCGCGGCCAACGCGATGCGGCGGCTGACCGAGGAGGCTGCCGAAAACGGGGCGAAGCTGGACGGCAACGGCGAGGCCGCGCTGTCCAACCGGGACAACGTGCGGGCGTTGATCCGCTCACACCTGGATGTCATCTCCACGATGGCTGAGGCTGGCGCCGGCGCCGAGGATCTGACCACGGAGACGGAGAAGTTGCGCCGCAAGTTCGTCGAGCAGATGCGCCAGGCCGGGTTCAGCGAGGAGGCGATCGAGCGCTACGCCGAGGCGTACGACCAGATCCCGTCGGCGGTGTCGACGTCGATCCGTACGCCGGGGCTGACCGCGGCCGAACGCAACGCCCGTAACCTGAAGTTTGCGCTGGACCGGATTCCCCGCCGGGTCGACATCGACATACACCAGTCGATAACAGCGCCGGTCGGCTCCCAGCGGGTCGGTTTCCAACACGGCGGCGAGGTAAACGGTCCGGAGGGCGTCGACCGGGTGCCGGCGATGTTGACCAACCGCGAGTTTGTGGTCCGGCAGCCGGTTGCCCAGGCGAACCGGGCAGCGCTGACGGCGTTCAACGCGACCGGCCGCTGGCCGGTCGGCGGCGCGGGTGGAGAGCGGGAGATCACCATCCGTTTCGACGGTGGACCCCACGCCGACTCCCGGCTGGCGGACCTGGTGACCTGGGCAGTCCGGCACAAGATGCTGGTCAGCGACTCATTCCGCAGCGACGTCCGCGGGCGTTAGTCCTGCTGGCGAAGCTGCCAGTTGACCGCGCCCGCGGCGAGCAGCCCGGCCGCCAGCGACCCGCCGACGATCACGAACGCCATCCCGAGGTTTGCCCACACCGGGCTGTAGCCGGTGGAGTCGGGGTCCGCGGCAGTGGCCACGGCGATCACCCCACCGAGCAGGGCGGCGACGGCGAGGAACCAGCCCATGGTCATCCACGGGTTGGCGGTGGCGGTGGCGGGACTGTGCGTGGTGGTGGTCATGCCCCGGATGGTACGGCCACCGGTCCAACCCGGCGAATCGATCTAGGAGGTGTGGCGTGAGTCCGACACCGCTCGCGGCCACCACCCGCTACATCGCCGCCGGGCAAACCCGGATCTACTGGGTGGAGTCGATCGCCGTACTGGCGTGGCCGACCCGCGCCGAGATCGACGCCGGTCTCGACCTGACCGGCCAGGTCGCCACGGTGGTCGGCTGGCACGTGCGCCGCCGCGTCCGCTCCGGCCAGGCGTACCGCGACGACTTCGAAGTGCAACTGCACGGGTCGCTGTTCGTGGACGATTCGCGGCTGGTGTTCTACGGCGACCGGACCGGTGGGGACGTCTCCGCGACCCTGCCCGAGGGTACGAAAGGTCACGTGCTGCACCTGTACGGCGGGGACGTGGCGGACAACCCGATGGACGTGTGGCCCGTCCGGGTGGCCGCACTGGGCCGGGGGATCGAGCTGGGCGACGACCCGGCGCGGATCGACATGCAGTTCACCGTGCGGGGCACGCCCGCGCTCGGGCGTCCCGTTCCGGCGGTGGCGTGATGGCCGAGCTGACCACACGGACCGTCGAGATCTTCTACTCCGGGCAGTGGCATGACATCACCGCCGACACCAAGGAGGAGGACCCGGCCCAGGTCACCCGCGGCATCGCCAACGAGGGCGGCTCGGCCGACGCCGGCTCGCTCGGACTGACCCTGCAGAACGGCGAGAGCAAGGTCAACCCAGCGGTGACCAACCGGTACGCCACGCGTAACCCGATGTCCGACCTGTTCGGGCTGATCGGCCCCAACACGCCGATCCGGCTGTCTGCCGGGCTGGTCGGCGACACGCCGACGGTGCGCACGGTCCAGGAGGTGGTGTCCTGGCCGCCGCGGTGGGACGTGTCCGAACGCGACCGGTGGGTGCCTCTGCAGGCCGCCGGGGTGCTGCGCCGGCTGGGGGTGGCCGCGGCGCCGTTGGACCCGGCGCTGACGCGGGCCGCGGCGGGTGAGCCGGGTGTGATCGCCTGCTGGCCGCTGGCGGGGCTGGGCCAGCACGTGACCGCCGCGCCGTCTGCGGTGGCCGGTGTCGGTCCGATGCGGCTGCGTAAGATCGGCTCGCCCTTCAAGAAGCGGGCGCACGCCATCGAGTGGTCCGCGGACTCGACCGGCCCAGGGCTGGGTGCGTGCCCGGCGGTGCGCTCCACTGCCGCCGGCATAGGTCTGACCGGCCCGGTTCCCGGCGCGGGTGCGGCGGACCTGTTCGGCTGGAGTATCTGGGGGCGGGGCGACGGTGATGACGACCTGTCATCTCAGATGACCATATGGGTGGACACCGCCACAACGAACTGGGTGCTGTGGCTGATCTGGCGCGGCACCCAGGAGGACATCACCGTCAGCGTCGAGGCCTACGACGATGCCGGCAGCCTTGAAGCCAGCCTGTCCAACACGGTCACGATCCCGATCACCGACGAGTGGGTCAACTTCTCCGCAGTGGTGGAGCAGTCCGGATCGAACGCTGTGCTGACCGTGCTGCTCAACGGGGCCGAGATCGGGATGACGCTGAACGTCGGGTCGCTGTCCAGCCTGGACGTGGGCACCCCCAAGCAGGTGCGGGCCACCGCGCTGCTGGACGCCGGCGGGGGGATGTCGTTCGCCGCGCCGGCGGTGGTGCGCGGCTTTGCGGCGGACGCGATCGCGGACACACTGGTTCGGCTGTACCGGGCAGGCCGCGGCCATGACGGGGAGCCGGCCGGCGACCGGGTGGGGCGGTTGTGCCTGGAGCAGGGCGTGGCGCTGACCGGCCCCGGTGTCGAGGTGGCGGCCGACACCTCCACCCGCACTGAGTCCAACGGGTGGGGCGACGCTGACACCGGCCAGGAGTGGACGACCTCCGGCGGTGACGCTGCCGACTACTCGGTGTCCAGCGGTCGCAGCCACATCGAGGTCGACATGCTCAACTCTGTCCGGCAGACGTTCCTCGACGTCACCATGTCCGACGTGGACGTTTACCGGACGTTCTACCCTGGCCAGCTGTTCACCGGCGCCGGCTTCGCACAGGCGGCGGTGACGGTCCGCACCCAGGATATCGATAACCTGTATCAATTCGTCGTGCAGTTTCAGGCGACCGGCACGTCCACCGGCCAGGTGACCGCGACGATCGGCCTGGTCAGCGGTGGCACGCCGTCCAACCTCGCCCAGGTCACGTTCACCGATGAGCTGGTGTATGACGCCAGCTCCGCCATCCGGGTCCGCGGCCAGCTCCGCGGCAACCTGCTGCGCATGAAGGTGTGGGACGCGGCCGAGGCCGAGCCGGTGCCGTGGGTGGCGGAGGCCACCGACTCGACCATCACCGCCGCCGGCTCGGTGGGCGTCCGGATGGCGCTACACCCCAGCATCACCAACGGCCTGCCGCTCACGATGAGCGTGGATGACCTGCTGGTGCTGACCAGTCCGCACACGGCGATGATGGGTCCACAGCGGCCGGGGGAGTTCCTGGGCGTGCTGGGCGAGTGCGCCAAGGTTGAGGCGGCCGGCTCGCGCGCGCCGATCCTGGTCGAGCAGCAGGCCGCGGCCGGGCTGCACTTCAACGCGTTGACGTCCCTCTACCTGCCACGTACGGCGGACCTGACGTTGGACTGGGCCGAGGCTCACATCAGCCCGCCGTTCGAGGTGACCCCGGACGATTTCGGCCTGGCGAACGATGTGACCGCCGGCCGCCCGGACGGTGGGGAGCACCGGACGGTCATCACCACCGGCCCGCGCGGAGTCGACGCTGCCGGGCGGGTGGCGAAACAGGAGACGTTCGGGGTGGCCTCCGACGTGCAACTGGCGTCCGTGTCCGGCTGGTGGGCATGGCACGGCACACACGATGAGGACCGGTACCCGACCATCCGCATCAACATGCGGTCGCTGAGCCTGCGGACGGACGGGCCGGCGCTGGTCGCCGCCGTCCAGGCGCTTGCCGAGGGCGCGCTGATCGCCATCGCCAACCCGCCGGCCGGCATGCCGGCCGAGGACATCGAGCAGATCGTCCTGGGTATCACCGAGACGATTACCGTGGATGAGTGGCTGGTGGACCTGCACACCACCGCCGCGCGGCCGTTCCTGGTCGCGGTCGTCGGGGACCAGACCTACGGGGTCACCGGCTCGGACTCGACGACGCTGGGCGAAGCGCTCGACACCACCGAGGCCGGTGTTGACATCCACTGCGGCGCCGGCGATGACTGGGTCCACGAGGGTACCGACTACGACATCCAGGTGGGTGGGGAGCGGATGACCGTCACCGCCGCCGGCTCGGCGACCGGTACCTTCCCGAACCGGACCCAGACCCTGACCGTGGTCCGTTCGGTCAACGGGATCGTCAAGGCTCACGCCACCGGCTCACCGGTGGAGATGTGGCACCAGACCGTGATCGGACCCTGGGGGTAGCGGCATGGCCGGCACACTCTATGTGGACGGACGCATCCCCGGGGAGATGATCGGCACCCCGACGATTGTCACCTCGGACAGCTCCGCGTTCACCACCGAGGTGGTCGTGATGACGCTGGCGGACCGGCCGCTGGTGGCCGGCCGCACCTACCAGGTGTGGTGCATGGCCCGGTGGGGCTCATCGGTGGCCACCGACCAGATCGTGTGCCGGTTGAAGCCGACCGACGTGGCCGGCTCGACGATGCAGCTCGGCCAGCAGATCGGCGGCGGCTCCTCGTCGTTCGGGTACGGCCCGCTGCCGCTGATGGCGTTCTGGACCGCCAGCACCACCGGAAACCAGACGTTCGTGGTCACCGCCGAACGCAACGGCGGGACCGGCTCCTGCCGGCTGGATGCGGCCGCGTTGACACCGGCGCTGCTGTGGTGCCAGTACGCCTACGGATGACGGGGGTAGGGCGATGCGTGCTCTGTGGCTGGTCGACGTGCTCGTCGACGCCGGTCTGCAGGTGGTGCCTCACATCGGTTGGCAGACCCGCGGGTGGGAGCCGTGGGCGCCCCAGTACGGGATCGTCCACGCCACCGCCGCGCCGGCCAGCCAGGCTGATGAGGATCAGGTGCGGATCGTCCGCGACGGGCACGCCACCCTGGCCGGGCCGATCGCCAACTGCTGCGTTGACCGCACGGGCCGGTGGCATGTGCTCGCGTCCGGCCGGTGCAACACCGCCCTGACCGGTTGGGCCGGCCCCGCCGCCGGGCTCGGCAACACGAACCTGCTCGGGGTGGAAGCCAACAATGACAACCGGACCGAGCTATGGCCGGCTGTGCAGTACGAGGCGTACGCCCGCGGCTGGGCTGCGATCTGCACCCGGCTCGGCTGGCCGGCTGGCCGGCTGGTCGGGCACAAGGAGCACCAGCCCGGAGACAAGAGCGACCCGACATTCGGCATGGCCGCCTTCCGCGGCCGGGTCGCCGAGCTGATCGAGGGAGACAGCATGTGGACCGAGAGCCTGAACCGCGACGGAAGCGGGCCTCAGATCACCGCCCTGGCCGACGAGACGATGCCGGACAACTGGTCGCGGGTCGCCGCCGGGCTGCTCGGCTACGCGGCCATGGGCTCGTCCCCGGCCGGCCGCGCCAGGACCGCGGCGGACGTGTGGCAGCGGGAGAACCCGACCGCCGGCGCCTCGTACGGGACGCTGGTGAGGCAGGTCCACGACGGCTCCGCGCCGGGGCAGATCCGGGACCGGGAGCTGCTGGAGGCGGTGCTGGCCGCGGTCACCGGCTCGGACACGCCGGCGGTGCTGGCCAAGATCGACGAGCATCACCTGTGGGTGAGTGTCCGGCTGGCGGAGCTGGACCAGGCGCGGGAGGTGGCCGAGCGGGCGGCTGCGGCGGAGCGGGCGGAGTTGGCGGAGCTGGTGCGGCAGGCCACCAGCGGGGAGCGGGACGCGGCCGCGGTGGTGGATGAGATCGGCCGGCGGCTGGCCCCGGCGCCGGCCTGATGCAACGAGGGGGCAGCCATGAGCGCGGCTGACGACGACTACCAGCGGGGCCTGGCCGCCGGGGGGATCGCCGAGCGGCTGGACTCGCACGATCGGCATTTCGCATCTATCAATGGCTCGCTGGAGAAGATCAGCAAGGAGATGCAGACGATGGCGCTGGCCGTGCAGCGCATGGCCGATCAGGCGGTCGCCCGCGACGCTACGGTGATCACGACCGCTGCGGCGCTGGAGAAGGCTGACGCGGCACGCCGCGCCCGTAGCGATCAGAGCTGGTCGCCGATCGCGAAGCTGGCCACCGTGCTCGGCACCCTGGCGACGGTCGCCGGGGCAGTGGTCGCCGCGATCCTTTTGCAGAGATGAGGTTGACATGAGCGAGCACGTGCCAGATCCGACGTCGCACGAGCCGTTGGCGCTGCCGGCCACGTGGACCTCACTGGCCACCGCGGTGATCGGGGTGGCGGTCGGCTACGGCCTGCCGGTGCCAGACGACGCCCGGCCGGGGATCATCGCGCTGGCCGCAACGGTGGGACCGCTGCTGGTGTGGTGGTGGGGCCGACGCCGGTCCTGGTCCGGGGCGACGGTTGCGGACCGGGACCGACTCCGGCGGCCGGAGCAAGAGGCCCAGCGGTGAGCGCGCCCGGCGTCGGACCGGCCAGCAACGACTACCGCGGCGTCTGCCAGTACCACGGCCCGACCGGGCACGGCCCGGCGTGCGGCGAGCCGGCCACCGTGCACGTGCGGACCATGTCCGACCCGTGGGGCGACGTCTCACTGGCCGCGTGCGACCGGCACGCACCCATCGCCCGGGCGGCCGGCGGGTTCATGGCCGAACACCGGCACTGGGGCGTGTGCGGCCTGCCCGGCACGGTCTGGGCCGATGAGGCGTGCGTGATCGACGAGAGTGGCGTGGAGCCGGAGCTGACCGGCGCCCGCGAGCTTGTGGGTACGCGGTGAGACCGCCGCCGGCAGACAAGGAGTGGCTCAAGATGGAGCCGTCCGAGCGCCCGATCGAGACCGAGGAGATCCGCGACCCGGGCGCCGACTTCGGCGCCGGATTCCTGCTGGTCGGCCTGGCGCTGCTGCTCATCCTGCTGGCGGTGCTGGCGTGAGTCGGACCGAGCAGGATGTGATGCAGGACGACCTTGCCGCCATCCTGCGGGAGCTGGGGCTAGGTGACCATGCCCGGCCGACGTCCCCTCACCAGGTGGTGCAGGCCGAGGTGCTGCCGATGATCCGGGCGTGGCGGATGGCCCTCGCTGCTGCGGGGGCGCCGGTGCACGAGAGTCTGGTCCACCGCGGTCCGGCCTGCGCGTGCGGCGTGAACGACGCTGGCATGTTCTACCGGGATCCGCTGTGCGCCCGGGTAGAGCGGGAGACACAGCGGTGAGCGCGGCCACCCGTTGGCGGATAGCGTTCCTAGGCCTGACCGGGCTGGTCATCGGCATGGAGATCCTCGCCGCGTGCGACAGCTCAGCCGATACCGAGCCGTGGACCACGCTCGTAGTGCGGCACATCCCCGGTGAGGTGACCGCCGCGTTGATCGGTGCGCTCAGCCTGTGGGTTCCAATTCACTTCTGGCTGGCCTACCGGCGCAAGGCGCGGCGACAGCGCAGCTTGCCCGGTAAGGCAGGGTAAGGCGTCCACGCTGGGGCGTGGTCGGGTGGTTAGGGTGGAGCGGCCCGGCCGGGAGTGGGGACTCCCCGGCCGGGCCGCCCTTCGTCATGCCACCGCGCGATAATAGAAACGGAGCGGAGGAGGAACCATGCGGATCAAGATCATTGCGGCGGTGGCGGCAGGACTGCTCGCCGCGGCCGGGCTCGCGGCACCAGCCGGCGCCAACCCCGGACCGGGCGAGTCCCACAGCTGCGCACCGGGCCAGCACGGCAACGGAGACCCGGCGTTCAAGCCGCCGGCGTGCGACCGGCCGTAGGCGCGGCGCGAATGGCATAACTCGGCTGCGCTGGCGGAGCGCGGCGGGTGGTGGGTGAGTGGGAGCCCTCCCGGCTGCGGTGGCCCGGGAGGGCTCCCCTCCGTCGTGTCCGGGGCGGGCGCCCACGGCCACTCTCGCTACTCGCCGGCCGCGTCGCGGCACTGGGCCGCCTGGTCGCGGTACCCGGACGAACTGACCCGCGCGGTCAGCCCCTCCACCTCCACCGTGATCTCCTCCAGTCGTACGGTCAGTCCATCGATGGCCGCGGTGTCGTACGTCGCGCCGGCCTGGGCCGCTTCGTAGACCATCATCGGCAGGTCCTCGACGATGCCGGTGAACTCGCTGGTGATCGCCATCAGCTCCTCAGCGTCGTCCAGGGCGTCCAGGCACGCGGCGGGGACGGTGGTTGTGGCCGCGGGCGGTGGGCTGGTGGCCGCGGGGGCGGTGGCGTCGCCGCTGCCGCCGATGCCGATCCCGATGAGCAGGCTGGCCAGGCCGGTGAAGCCGACCACCAGCCACGCGGGTGGCCGGTTCCGTACCGGCCGTACCGGCTGGATGGGTGCGGTGGGCATGGTGGGTGCTGTGGGTGTGAGTGGGTAGGTCATGGGATCCTGCTCTCTGGTCGGGTGGTGGGTCTGCTCCGCCACTCGGCCCCCGCCGCCCCGGGTGGGGCGGTTAGGGCCGGGCAGCGCTCAGGCCAGCTCGGTCACGGGTGCTCGGCCGCTCATCTGCCTCGTGCCCCGGGGTTAGCCGTGCGGGCTGGCATCCGGCGCCCAGCCGCGCATCCGCTTCTCAGCGGCCACGCGGGCACGCCAGTCGGCCTCGGTCTCCGAGTCCCGGCGTGCCCAGACCGTTGGCACGTCACGCTCGCCAGCGGCGAGCCGGGCGGAGATCTCGGTGCGGACCTCCATGGCGCGCTGTTCCGGTGTCATGATCTGCTCCTCTCGGTCGGGTGGCGGGTCTGGTCCGCCACTCGGCCCCCGCCCGCCGGAGCGGGTGAGGACCGGGCAGCGCTCAGGCCCCGTAGCGGGCCTGCGCCGCGTCGAGTGCGGCACTCACGCCGGGGTCGGTGACCTCGGTCTGCGGCTGCCACCGCGGCGGCGCCGAGTACGGCTGGGGCCACGGCTCGGCCAGCCACTCGGCCACCTGCGCCGTGACGATGTCCCGACGCGCCTCGACGTGGCGCACGTCCAGCCAACGGCCGTCCGGGGTCGCCAACGGCGTCGGGGTGTCGACCACCTGGACCCGCCACGCGGCGCTGACGATCCCCTCGTTGGGGCCGAGGTCCCACCGGCGGTGTGACAGCCAGACGACGGGGAGGGCTACCGGCGGCGGGGTACTCTCCAGCGGGCTGGAGTGGCGGCGGATCATCTGGCCTACGGTGAGCTGGGTCATGGGGGGCTCCTCGGTGTCGGGGGTGGCGCTCTGGCGGGTGGGGTGGTCGGTGAAGTCGTAGCCGCGGTTGCGCTCCAGCCCGGCGAGCTCGTCGGCGCCGTGGTCTGCGAAGTCGATCACGTCTTGGGCGTCGTCAGGGTTGTAGCGCCAGCCGCCCATGCTGATCGGGGTGCTGGCGGACTCGGGGCTCTGGGGCATGGCGGTCTCCTCAGTGTCGGTGTCAGCGGATGACGGTTATGGGGTCGAGCATGTCGGGCGTGAGCAGGTCGGCGCTGCCGGTGTCGGCGCTGACGTGCAGGGCGACGTACGGGGCGTAGCCGCCGGTCTGGGTGACGGTGACAGCCGTGCCGGTGTGGGGGTGGACGATCCGGTCGCCCGTCTTTACATTGCACGCACGGGTAGTGGTTCGCATCGTTAACTCCTCGGTGTCGTCGGGGATGGTGACTCGGCGCTGCAGCGTCTCGGACCAGTACGTACGCATCAAGATCAACCCTCGCTCGGTGTGGACACGGTCCAGTGGTCCAGTAGGTCACCCAGCAGCGCCCCGTGGACCTCCCGCGGGCCGAGCTGCTCGCCCCACCCGTCGCCGCGCTCGGCGACCAGCAGGTAGCCGCTGTCTGGGTGCTGGGAGTACCGGCGCCAGCCCAGCTCGGGCTTGCCGGGGTGGACCATCAGGACCACCAGTCCGGCGTCAAGTCGGTCGCGAAGTTCCTCGGCGGTGATGTTCATCAAGATCAACCCTTTCGGTGGTGGTAGTGGGTGGTGGGTGTCAGCGGAGCTGGTCCTCAGCGACGTGGTAGCCGGCCCAGCTGCCACCGACGCTCATGATCCAGCGGGTCTTCCGGCCCGGCGTGGCGTCCTCCTCCCAGGTCACAGCCTCGTCCGGGAACAGCTCGTCCCGGTACTCGGCCCGCTCCCGGGCGGCTGCCTGCGCAGCCGGACGCTCCCGGTAGGCACCCAGGTAGCCGCTGTTGTAGAACAGCGTGTAGATCTTCATAGCGTTCCTGTCCTCTCTCGGTCCTGCATCCACCGGCACAGCCAGCGACGCTGCTCTTTCATCCACATGGTCCGCAAGCGGTGCGGGTATAGCGGCGACGACTCGCGG